TCTGCTTTGGAGGGGTGATGATGAGGAGGTTGTTTATGAAGCTCTCGTCCAGTTTGAGCAGGAGAGGCTTCAAGGGCGTCGACTTGGCGGTGTCCACCACCGTTGCCTGGAACGCCTGATTCATTATCACAGTGCCCACGTCTGACTCCACCTCGATCTCCCCCACCACGCACACACGCTCGTTGGCTATGATGGTGCAACTGGGTAGCAGTATTATGGTGGATGATCCGATCTCGTTCACTGTCATGGAGAAGTCTGTGCCCCTGACCGCTATTGTGGCCGTGGGGGTTGAAATTTTTATGTTCTGTCGGCTGTTCTTGGCTATCTGTCCTGATGCGTACCTCACGGTGCCGATGCTGGCCTTGAGGCTCAGTGCGCCGGTCTGCGAATTGGGATCATAGATGAACTCGTCTATGACGAGCTTGGAGTTCTCCGTGACATCCACCCTGGTGTCGTCCACGAATATTATGGAGGTCCTGCCCTGCTGGGTCTTCACCGTGTCGTAGCTCTCAATCTCGAGGCCTGTAGTGGAGGTGAGCGTGTCCCCTGACTGTCGCTCGATCACGGTGTCACCAATCTGTTGCTCAACGTCACCGATCCGTGCGGATGCGGTGGCTGAAACAAGGCACCAGAATACTATGAATGTCAACCAACGCATGTTAGTCCGTCTGCGTTATGTCTATGGTCGCGTTGTCCCCTGAAGTGGTCACATCAATCTTGTTGTCATAGATACCTGACTGGCTCATGTTGATCACGCCACCGTCTCCGGTGTGGCTGTGAACGAGTGAGTGTCCAGCACTGTCTCCATCGCCCGTCTGCGTGTAGCTCGACGTGTTACCGGTCAGACCCGATGCGTTGGATATGTCGATGTCAGCATCCGCCGCCGCCGCGTTCACTGTCAGTGTGAAAGTCTCTGACGCCGCTGACGTGATGTCTATAGTGCCCACGTAGTCCGAAGCGTCCGCGGTCGAACCAAGGTCCACCGTTATGTCCGCTGAGTCACCGGTCACGTCTATGCTCATTGATACCGTGTCACAATTTCCTGTGGCACAGTCCAGGTCCACCGTGTTCAGTCCACCCGTCAGGTTGATGTTACCCGTGTAGGTGGAACCATTGATGGTGGCCTCCACCACGTTGGAATCACCCACCTGGCTGATAGAGAACGTCATGGTGTCACCCGTAAGGCTCATAGCCGTCGTTGAGTCACCCGCCACGTTGTTCTGACCGTCCTGTGTGATGTCTAGGTCTAGGTTGTCTCCCGACTGCGTCACGTAGATGTCATTGGCCATCACTGGCACCGACAGCATGATCCACAGCAGGATCGATTTAATTGTTGTCTTCATTATCGCTCTTCTCCTTGTGTATTTGGACAGGTTGCTTGAACTTCCAAAGGCCCTGTCGCTCACCCTTGATGATCATCTCCACTACTGAAGATTCTATTGCGGCTCTCACCGCGTAATTCACTGGCTCATTCAGGGAGTTGCCTATCTCCGCCTCCTGGCTCACCGTGCCAAGGTCCACGAACCTGAACAGGTCCGCGCTGGTCCTGTAACTGGCGATCCGCTTCTCCACAGCCACGCTCAGCAACACCTCGCCGGTCTGCACCGACACTATCCTCATGGCCACCGTGACCTGGTCCACCCTGTACTGCTTGGTCAAACCTATGCCCAGGTACCTGGCCCCAGCACCACCGGTCTCGATGTTGCTGTCATAACCGACCACGCCGCCCTCTATGATCAGGCCCGCGAACAGCATGGGTTTCAGGCTGGGTTGCTTGTCTCCGTCGTACACCTCACGTGTTGACCTTATCAACTGTCGCTCTTTCACTAAATTCTCTAGTCCTATACGTTCCACCACACGGAACCAATTGCCGGCACTGGCACGTTTCAGTGCGTCTATGACCCACACCTCTGAACCCTGTGACACCGCACTGCTCAACTGTGAGAAGTTGGCGTTGGGCTTCCTCTGGCCGGTCTTGTCGGCGAAACTGTACACCGCTATGGTTATGATGGGGCCGTCCAACGCCGGCAGGTGCTTGAGCTGGTGCTCCATGTGTGATCCCGCGACCATGGGGTCATCCCACTTGATGTTCTTGATCGTTGACGCACATCCGCTTAAAACCATTGCCATCACTGCCGCGATGGTGATGTAAAAAATTTTCTTCATCTAGAATCCAAATCCCGTTAGTGGGACCGATATGTCCGTGATCGTGCCGTCCTCCTCGGTCACGGTGATGGTGATCGTGTCCGCCGACGTGTCCTTGACCCAGTATATGGTTGCGCCTTCTATGGATGCCGTGCCCGACGTTGATCCGTCGTCCGTGAACATGTTGTCCACCAACTGTTTGGAGAGCTGTGCGTAGATCCTGCTTTCCACGTTGTTCAGGAACTTGTTGAGGGTGGTCTGCTCCAGCTCACGTGCCAGTTTGGCCGCGGCCGCTTCCTTCTTCTCTGTTATCTCCTTCTCCCTCTGGTATCTCAGTTGCTCCATGGCCAGCACGTGGTTGCTGTATCCGTTGCCCGAGAACGAGGGATTCTTGAACTCGTGCGTGAGCTCGCTGGCCTCCACGGCCGTACAAATTGAAAGTATCAACAATGTCTGTCTAATCATACGCTCACCGACCCCTCCAGGTCTATATAACTGTATTTAATATGTGCTGGTAAAACATAAAGTGTGCGGATTACCCTGTGCCTCATTTTAAACACCTGGAGAATTATGTGTGTATTTCCCACACACACCACGCTTTAAATACTTGCTGATTATGAAAGAGATCATAACCGCCCTGCTGATATGGTTGGGCGCCAACAGTGACTTCAACGTCAATATGGACATTCCACTTGTTATCTTCCTGCCACAGGCCGAGATGGAGCAAATGTACTATGACGGCGCGGAGAAGCACGGCGACCTACATGCGTTCTACGACACCAAGACCGACACCATAATCCTGCCGGACACCTGGGATCGGAGGAAACCATGGGATCTATCAGTGTTGCTACACGAGATCATACACTATGTACAGGACCAGAACAACATACAGTTCAGTTGTGTGCAGGAGATGGAAGGTCCCTCATATCCACTTCAACAGAAGTATCTGAGAGAAGTGCATGACTTCGAGTGGGAGTATGACCTGCTGTGGCACCACATGGTCAGCAACTGTCCGGGCCGTATCTAGTCTTTGAATATCTTTGAGGTAATTTCCGAGGTCTTGTTCCTGACGGCCATGGAAACGCATTCTTCCCATATTGCATCTGACTTTTCGTCATCCAACTGTCCGAAGATCATTTTCTCATCGTAGTCCATCATCAACCAACTCATGGCTGGATTCCTTGGATGTTCGATCTCCTCTTCCAGTTGTCCTGCGTCCCAATTGGCGAGGCCCAATGTGATCAACTTGTTCTGTGGCCCGGCACCCATGGCGATGTCTTCCAGTATCTTCCTGTCCAGCGTGAATCCCACGTCACTGTCCTTGAGTGCTGTGGTGCTGGCCAGTTTGTAGTCCATGCTGTGTAGCACACCTATTATGTTGTTGAGCACAGGTCCACCGTAGTACACTGGCGGATGCACTTGTTGGTTCCTGGAGATGCTACCCTCCTGGCACACGTGTTCGAACGTGGGCTTCTCACATCTCTTGTTGATTATCACACCCGCGGCACCTGAGACGTCGTGTCGCCATATGTACACAACCGACTTCTGGAACCTCCAGTCCGGCATGTTTGGGGGAGCGACAAGCAACTTGCCTTGTGCGTCGATGATCATACAAGTACTTATTTGTGCGTGTGATTGGATTAGTGCGTAGTGATTATTGTATTGCGATTGACGCCTTCTGTGCTATCTTGCCAGGCTCGTTTTTATTGTAGTAACTAATTTTTCCAGTTGCTAGTTCTTTGTTTGGCCAAAGTACATTTGTTGCAAACATACCGTCTTTGCTAATTTGACTCCCTACTTTAATAAAGTTCTGTTGTAACATTTCACGAAACATAGATTCAAGATCTGGCAGTGCACCATTGGCGAGACTCATTCTGATCATGTTGTTTAGTGCCCAGTGTATTCTACTGAAGAATGTTTTAGCCTTTGACCCTCTTTTTGAATAGAAATTTTGTTGTTCTACGTGTTTGAAAAGGGAAATCATTTTTTTATCTTCTTTAGCATTTTCAACTGGAACGACACCAAAAGGTAAGAATGTAAGTAATTTTTTATCTGAAATAGAATCAGGTGCATGTTTAAAAATAACATCCATTAATGCAAACGGGAAAGTGTATTGTGTGGCTTGTTCATTTGCCTGCATAAACTCTATCTCTTCTTTGTATTGCGTATTTTTTTTGAACTCATCTGGTATTTTAAATCCGCCCATCGCAGTCGCGGCTCCTTTACCACTTGCTCCACCTTTTGATGATATCATTATTTTGAAGCCAGTCTTGGGATTTTTAAATCCTGCAACAGTTCCAACAGAATCGGCTAATGGATTATTTGATTTAGAAGGAAAGAATATGTTTAGTTCATTAAATCCTGCTACGTCCAAGTGTTTGTAGAATGGTTCGCTATTTTCAAACTTTGCAAGTCCTTGTACAACCATCAAGACACCCAAATATTCTCCAGCATAATCTCTCAAGGCTTCTACACTCTGATTATGTTGACTCAAGTATTTCATATTGATTCTTGAATCACCTTTCAATATTCTTTGTGCCAATTCAAGAGCTTCTTTTGCCACAGGATCAGAAGTAGCAATAGGGGTTAATGCTTTTATAATGGTTTGTCCTAGTTGACCTGCAGGGATTTCTTTATCTACAATGCCTACGTCACTGGGTTTGACCTTGTATGATTCTTTTCCTCTTTCCTTGCCAGAGATAGAAGGAGTTTTTGTTCCTCCATATTTCGGAGTTTTTGCCAAAGGACTCTGTGTTTTTGTGATCTTGACAATGCCCTTATCGGATTGTAAGGTTAAAAGTTCGGGGGTTTTCTCATCGTTTGTTGCCGCCCAGTTTTTGAATTTTTCTACTTCGTTTTTATTAATAATTACTTGCTCACCATTACTACCTATGAAAGGTGCTCCTGAGGCTATGTCATTTATAAAAGTTGGAATTCTATCTTTAGGCTTATCTTTATACTTTAAAAGTTCATATCCTGTTAAAAATGGTCTAGAACCAGACTCTCTCAAGAACCACGGATTCTCGAATGATTCCTTCTTCATGAACCTGTGTATCAGGTCCGTGTACAGTCGGTCATGGCTGTCCTGTGATATCTCACCCCGGTCTCGTCTGTTGTGTAGATCTTTCACACCCGTCAGGAAATCCGGATACGACTGCACGTTTGGCAGTTCCACCACGTTCTTGACTGGCTCTGGGAACTTGATTATCTCCGCCTCTTCTATTTCCTTTTGGAACCATGGTTGTGCATCCTCCCTGGTGGCACCTATGGTCAATGCTGGCCTGCTCATCCTCAACTTGTCTCCCGCGTGTATGGTGCTACCCTGGAACTGTAGTGGGTACACCGTGTGTTCGTTGTCGTCTCGGTACTTGCCCTCCGTGTCCAGCGTGTACCTGCCGTTCATCTTGATGCCTAACTGTGACAGCAACTTGTTGCTGGCGTTGAACATGATCTGTGGCAGTGCGTCCTCGCTGTCCCTGTTCTTCTTCATCCTGCGATCATATGATCTCACGAAGCCGTCCGCTTCCAGGTCCGCCGCACCGTACACCTCGTTGCCTATGACCAAGGTTGGTCCGTTCTGGTCCTTGGAGATCTTGGCGTAGATGTTGTTGTACATGGTGGGGTCTTTCAGCAGTTCATCGTTGGATGGCACGTTCAACAGCACACTGGTCTGTCCCGACGCTGATATCTTGGGTGCGTCCGCCTCCCTCTTGTCTATGGCCTGCTTGGCGGAGTCCAGCGCCTCCTGTTCCGTGTCACCACCTGTCCTCAACACTTCCTTGCTGGTGGCCGGTGATGTGACGATGGCTATATAGGGTGGTTTGACCTTGGTCTTGCTGACCGATATGTTGAGTCCCTTGTATGCCACGGGCTCTTTGAATTCTGTTATTGATTGTTCTCGTTCAAACCACGGTTTCATACGGGTATTTATGTGGCTATCACTGTGTCGATGATGTGTTCTGCTATGTGCTTCTGTTGTTGTAGTTTGAGGGTGTATATTTCCTTGCCCGTGCTGTCATGGTATCGTTTGGGTATGTCTGTGAGGTCATGCACCTTACTGCCCGTGATCCCGTTGTAGTATTCCGTCAGGTGTGAGTTGTAGTCGTGGAACAACAGGAACTCAGAACGTATGCCCTTGGACCTTATGAATTTGATCAGTGTGCCCAGGCTACGTTGGTGTTTCTTCTTTTGCCATTCCTTGCCCAACTCTTCCTGCTCTATGCACTTCTGTAGGAACTTTGCATACACCTCGTCAGGCCATTTGACCTGTGGTTCATTCCGGAAGTTCCAATCCCTCCTCACCACGTACTGTTTGCCCTCGTGGTGTACCACCACGCATCTGTGTGTTGCGTCGAAGTCTGTTATCAGCAACAGGTCTGGATTGCCGTTCTCTTTTATGTGATCCTTCATCAGCTCATGCATTCCTTGGAAAGTGTCTCCAACCCTACACAAGTTGATGCACCCGGGTATGTGTGCGGGCCATGCCAGTGCCTTCTCCTTGGCGTACTTGGCCATGTATGCTTCTTTTACGGCATCTGATTGCACTTCATTGTCTTTCAGGTGCCACTCCACTATCTTGTCCTTCAGTTGCCTCTTCACTTCCAGGTCATCCAGGTTGCAGTTGGGATCACCTGCTATCTCGGGCACAAGGCAGTTGTGTCCTGTGGCTATGCAATCACCCACCAGTACTATGTTTTTCATTAATTGTTCTTCTTCCTTAATGTGTCGTTGATCTTGATGCTGGTCTCCAGTTGTGTGAATGGTGTGTTCAGGATCTCCCTGGCGAACCATGCCAGTGCGGCAGTGTCCTTGGGGAAGCATGATCCTGCGTATCCTCGCTGTCCGTCATTGCCAGGAACCCGCATGTGTGACTTGCCTATTCGAGGATCGTTCCCAATGACGTCTGTGAATGTTTGCCAGTCTGTACCTCGGGCCTCTTTCAGCACGTCATACATCTCGTTCATGAATGTGACCTTGGTTGCTAGGAAACTGTTGATGCAGTACTTGACCATGCTGGCAGTGACGATGTCGGTCTTGTACACAGGACACTCATTGCAATCACTGTGTTCCAGGTACAGTTTCTCAACTGCATCTGTGTCTGCGTTTACACCACCAAAAACATGCATGGTGGGATTGACGAAATCATCGATGTAATTTTTTTCTGTGAGGAACTCGGGGTTGTAAACTATCCTGATGTCCACGCACTGTTCCTGTATGCTTTGCAACTTGTATGCTGGCACTGTTGACTTGACGATCACGAGCATGCCTTTTGACTTGTTCAACTGTTGCATCACCGTTTCCAGTATCTCCGTATTGCACTCGCCTGATTCCAACATGGGCGTTGGCACCGCCACGAACACTGCGTCAGGCCCGAACTTGATCAGGTCCTCTATGGTATTGGTGCTGTTGTGTTTGGGGTCTACTATGAACTTCTGCACACCCTTTGTGAATCCATGATCCACTGCTGTGCCTACGAAGCCATGTCCTACAATTCCTAGTTTCATACGATATATTATACTAGGAAATCTTGGAGATGTCTATATCTGATTATATCAGAGCAAAGGCCGACACAGCCACTACTGCCATTACCACTGCTAGTACTCCGGCGACTGTGTATATTTTATTTTTCATATGCAATCACATATTGTGTTAATTGTTGCTAGGACAAAAACATACGTCATGTATCCTCCCAATGTCCATATTAGTATTTTTTCGAACAGGCCCATTACTTCCTCAAATATTTCCAACTTCTTGGAAACGCCTCATTAGTCAGTCTATCGATCTCGTTGGCCACCTCCTGTGTTTCTCGTTGTGTGTCTGGTTTGCATCTTAGGTTACACACCCTAGCGAATGCGTACAGTGTGCCTGACCAGTACCATTCAGTCATCATGCTCTGTGGTAAAACCATACGTGCCTGTTCTGGTGCCACACCTTTCTGCAACAGACTGTTGTACAGTATCAGACAACTTTCCATTGTTGTCTCCATGTTGTGATTGATCGTCTGGTCCAGTTTGACTTCACCATCTGAACCCTGTTTTGAATTCTGTGGCCTGCCCCTCCATGCGTCTGGTTGGTACAGTTCTGGTGCATAATCCACGTAGCGTCTTGACACCTCGTTCCACACGAGACCCACTTGGTGTTTCACCAGTTGCCTCGCAACGAATACAGGAGCCTTGATCCTAAACTGTAATGATGCGTGTGCAAATGGTGACCAATGATCGTGTTCAGCAAGATACTTGATCAATTTTTCGTCTGATGCTTCAAACGTTTCTTTGTTTTTGCTGTAACTTACCCTTGCCGCATTGACAACGGACAAGTCAGTGCCCATCTTGTCTACTAGTTCTACTTTCATATGCTTATTATACTAGAAAGACTTGTTGAATCCTAGTGTAAGTTTCCTACCCTCTTGACTAAAACCATGAGGTGACTCATAGTTCTCATCCAACAAATTAAGCAGACTTACACCAAATTGGATACCATGGTAATCATAACCAAGATTCAAGTCTAGTAAATGTGTCTCTGGCATGGATATTGTTGACCAATTGGAGTTGTGTACATCTAGATGTTTGCCCTTGTACTTGTAATTTGTGGTAAGAGAAAAATTATTTTTGAAGTCCTGGTTGTGCATGAATCCAAGGGTCCAACTGGGTCGTCTTAATTGTACCACTTCTTTTTTCTTGCTGTTTAAATGACTGGCAAAAACTTTGAAGTCTTTTATGCCATAACTGACTTCTAGCCCATCTGTGTTTAAATCGCTTATGTCATTTTTGAATATGGTTGTTGAGAAATTATTTTTAGTCAATGTGAGTTCCTGTGACTCACCATATTCTATTGCTGTCCAAGTGGTCTTGTCCTTGTAACTGGTGGATGTGCTACCGCTGATGCTTAATCCATCTTCCAGTTCTCTAAAGAACCCTAACTTGTAGGTCTCATGTTCTTCGTCAAATCTGTGTTGATATGAAAATACATTATAAGATAGATTGTAAAAATATCCTAGGTTGTGGTGTTGTCCGGTCAGTGATTCGTTGTGCTTGTAGTCAAATCCAAATCCAAACTTTTCATATTGTTGTGTAGCCCTCATTGTGTAGTTCTCACTCTCGTAGTGGGCGTCATCATAGTCCCTGTCATACTCATGCGTGTGGAAAGTCAAACTAGAATTTTTATAATCCAATCCTGTCTGTAGAGCATAGAAAGTGTTGTCTGCCCATTTATCATTCTGTATGGCAAGACTGTGACCGTCGATGTCTGAGAATGTGTTCCTTGCGAACCACGATGTTCTAAAATGCACAAGGTCATACCACTTGCTAACATTTACACCTATCGTCTTGTTGTTGGTACCATCCTTTTCATCAGCACCTGACAAGGCAGAAACATTTTCAGATTTGTGTTGCCCCGCTGATACGGATATGTCAAAATCATTCAACCTGGTGTAGTAATTTCCATTGATTGTTTGATCATTGCCATTGCCTGCCAAACTTAATTTCTTATCATAGTCGACTGTGGTTCTAAAGTTTATAGCACCGCCGACTGCATCTGCTCCCCAATGTGCACCTGCCGATCCCTTGTACACATCGACCTGCATGACATTAAACATAAAGTCCTGTCCAACATCATGAGCACCCGTGGGTGTGGAGTAGTCGTTTATAGGTATCCCATTCAACAAAACAAGTGTGTGATTTGAATTGGTACCCCTCATGAACACAGAACTCTGTTGTCCTGTTGGTCCAGACTGTGTGATGTCTAATCCCTGTACATAGTTCAACACTTTGGGCAGATCTATTAGATTGTGTTTTTGTATTTCTGATTTTGTAATTGTTCGTGTGGGTGTAATCTTGTCACCGAGTGCGTTTGAATTATTCGTATATTTTGGATAGATAGTTGTACAAGGGATAGTGTTATCCCACTCGCATTCGTCAGCATATGCCACACCCGTAAACATAAGCAACACGAAAAACATTATATATTTTTTCATAACAGTAGCCTTTCATTTACGCCACTGCTAACTTTACATTGTAGAACTAGACTTTCCCAGGCCCTCGCTCGACAGCGGACTTATACTGGTTGGCACTCCGACTTTACGGTTCCTGGTAGAGCCATGGAATTGCACCTTGATTCCCCAACATGATTCAGTAATACTATAATTTTATATTATTTTCTTGGTATTGTCAACTGTGCCTACAGTCCCATCAGTTCTCTGATCTCTGGATTGATCATGTCACGACCCCACTGTGGTTGCATTGTGATTTTCACTCTACATTTCAAGTTTGGAATACTTTCTACTTTCTGTTGCACATCTTTTGGTATCATGTCAGCGGCTGGACAGAATGCACTTGTAAGGCTCATCAGCACATGGACGAAACCTTCTTCTGTTACCTTGACATCGTATATCAATCCTAGGTTATAGATGTCCACGCTTATCTCAGGATCATAGCACTCTTTTAGTTTCTCAACTATCCTTGGCATGTACTCCTGCTGTGTTGGTGGATGTTCTTTGATTTCGCTGAGATCTGTGTTCAGTTGTGGATCAACTGTTGCCTTGTCATTTGGAATCCAACCTGGAGGGGTTTCGATCATATGTTATAATAGCATGATTACCACAACGTGTCAATTTAGTATACCAGAGGTTCCCATTCTTTGTCACCAAAAATCTCTGTTCTAAATTTATGGTAATCAAACTCTGGGTGTGCTTCGACCAAGGATCTCTGCCATTTGCTTTGCCATTGGTAAATGTTTTCACTGTCAACGTCAACAATAAATTTACCATTGAACCCTAGATAGTTGTTATTCAACAGAGTTTCTCCTGAATCTTTTATAAATGGTAAATGATATATTTCATAATTCAAAGACACGTCGTCGAAACTAATGTTATTAATGGACACACCTTTGTCGTCTAATATTTTTCCATCGTAATTAATTTTCGTATCCCTCTTCATATTCTTTCCGTAGTGTTCTACAATCAGTTTGTTCGGTAATTTAAAATCAGCATCCAACTCTAGAGTAATGTCACCCTTTTGGCCAAGTTGCTGATCGTAAAGCACCTCGTCATTTGTGGCTACACGTATACAAGGGCCATTGTTGTAGTTTTGAACTGTAAATTGTATTTTAATTTTCATGAGTACTTTTGATTTTGCACCTCTGAAGTGGTCAGATCTACTATTCCTTGTTTTTGTTTTTTCTTGTAAATTTCCCAAAGGAAATGCAATAGTTTTATATTGCCTTCATCGAAGTCTAATTTATATCCCATCTTCCTTAATTCTTCCCCTGCAATTATTCTTCTCTTGATACGTTCCTGCAGGGTCAATTTTTTGTTATGCTTGTAGGTCCAAAAGTTTTCGCCTCCATGGAGTTTAATATCCTCTCCATACTGTTCTGCTAGTGGAGTGCCTGGCAGTATGGCGAGTGTTGAACCTAGGGCAACTTCCATTATGATGTTGTGATATTTCTTATATTTTTTAAACATACGTAAAGTATCCACGAAATCCTCATGCGTTTCGGTCGGATAGCCAACGATCATCAAAAATGTCACACCAACACCATTGGCATGGGCCTGCTCCATGAACTCATCCATGTCTTTATTACTAAATTGTTTTTTCATGTGATCTCTCACAGATTCACTACCGGACTCTACTCCTAGCAGTAGATTGGTAGCACCAGAATCTCTTGTCATTTTCCAGTCTTCTTCTGTCATAGACTTCAATCCCCTGACAATGAACTGGCCACTCCAGGTGATCCTGTTCTTTGCAGTCGCGTTGTGTTCTGCCACAGTCTTTACAAAGTCTCTGTATGCTTTCATAGATCCGTTGACAAGACTGTCGGAAAAACGGAAATCGTATTTTTTGTGTTTCTCACTCTGGGCGAACATCTCTTCTGCTATGCTCTCTCCTGAACGGAACACAAATTTTTTCCAGTGTTTGTGTATATCACAGAAAGAACATTTCCTAACACATCCTCTACTTCCTGTAATCTTCAAACTGTTGCCTTCGTACTTGTCGAGGTCATAATCAGAATAATCCGGCCATGCTATGTTGTTGAGATCGAGTTGTTGTTCCCAATCACTGTTGTCCACTCCAGGGCCTTTGCCTTCCTTGAGTAAATTTACAAGGGCCACTTCACCCTCTGAGATTATGTAATGATCTATGATGTTTGCTTTTTTTAACCTTTCCACCCATGGATTTTCTCGTGGGGCGATTCCTTGTGTGATTAATCCTTGTCCACCAAATATAATCTTTACGTCAGGTTTCAACTTCTTAACGTATCCTGCGAACATCTCACTGAAGTTCTGACATTGGTACGTGAACACACTGACGGCAATGAACTTGGGATTATACTTTGAGAATAAGTTTTTTGCTGTGTCATGCACGTAGTTTTCAACAGTAGAAAAATTGTTCTTATCTTGTATAGTGCCAAACCCGAAGTAATTTTTGCACAGTTCAAATTTCTTTGAATCTGTGTCTTCTAGTCTGACAAAGTCGTAATTGATGTCGTAGGTGCTACAAGTGAAGTCGTGTTGTTCTACACAGGCTTTTAGAGCCGCCGGTGCCTGTAAAGGTTGTCTGGTTGCGGTCCATGGTGCAGTTACTATTAGTATATCACAATCTATCATGCATTGGCAATCCGTATTACCCTTTCAATCAGACTTGCAAAACCTACCTGTCTTTGCATTGTGAGTAATTCTCTGATTCCTAGTGCTTGGAAATTCTCTAGTGTTAGGTTCGCCACTTCACTTCTGTGTTCTCCATTCACCACATCCAATATTACTTTTGCAGTGCCCTTGGTCATGTGCGAGTCAGCATCATGTTGATACTGCATGGTACCATCCTCTTGCACTTTGCCTGTGACCCAAAGGTTAGATATACAGCCACGTATTTTGTTTTCTTCTGTCTTGTGTTCTGGTGCTAACGGTTTAACTTGTTGTGCTTCGTCGATTATGTACTGCAATCTTTCCATGCCTTCCAGCACTGACATGCTTTCGCCCTTGTCTTTGATCTTATCAAGTATCATGGCTTTCCTTTATCATCCGTACCAACTGTTTTTGCTTTCGTTTCTTTACGAACTTGTCTTCGTCTGCATATGTGCTACATTCTCGAAGTTTATCTTCGGCGTACCACAATATCTTGTACAGGTCCTGCTTGGCACCCCACGTTGTGAATCCGTCCATCTTGGGATCCGTGGCCGCCCACACAATCTTATCAATTTCCCCTTTGACCTCTTTTACGTCCCAGTCTATGATCATTTTTTGTCCTTTGTTGCTGTTGTGAAAGGCAGGTTCCTGCCTGACAGTTCCTCTGGCTTGGCCTTGTATCCTCTCTTCATATGGAATCCATAACCCTGTCTGCCCAATTCGTGTATCTTTGGGTCGAACTGTGAGTTATTACTGGCCTCCCGCTCTCTACGAGACTTTTGTTTCTCTTTTTTCTTTTTCATTTTGTTTGTCCTTGTTGTATTTCGCGGCCGCATCTATGCGTTTTCGTTCTGCAAATTTTTCTTTTAGAAATTCTGCTCCATAGAATTTGCCGTCATATGCGACCCACATTTCATGTAGTTCGATGTTTACTGACTCATCATTCAACCAATGCACCAGTTCTATAGGGTCATCAGTTTTAAACACTTCTCGATAAGTGTCTACATCGTGTATGGTGAAATATTTTTTCTTCATTTTATTTGTCCTTAAAATACTTTTCTAATCTTCCTTGTTCTCCCGAGTGCTTCTCGTGATCTGGCATGGGGTCTTTCTTCTCTGTGAGCACCGCCCACTCCTGCGACCACTTGCCATTGAACTCTATCCATTTGGCGCCTTCCGGATCAGTATCAGGAAGTATTGCGTCCTCTGGACACTCTGGCTCACACACCCCACAGTCAATGCACTCGTCTGGGTTTATGACCAGCATGTTCTCACCTTCGTAGAAACAATCCACTGGGCATACACTAACGCAGTCGGTGTGCTTACACATTATACACTTGTCATTTACTGTGTATGTCATTTGTTACTATCCATTATTATAACATTAATTTAATTTACTGTCTATTGTCATAAAGAAATTTAGATAGAATATCATCATTTTCCATGTAAGGCACTAGATTAAAAAGTTTATCACCCATGTCAAACTCGTGGGCGTGTAGATTCTCGGACTCCAACCAGTGTCCTTTTGGTATTCTACCAACATAGCAAAGTTCGTGTTGTTCCAGGCCAAGTATCCTACACCACTTGTTTTGGTAAGGAACGAACTTGTCTCTGACGTAATGATAACCAAATTCATCTATAAATCTTTTTCCTATGTGGTAGATCAGTTTGTTCCCCAAGGGGTATAGTGACTGTTCTTTGCTCACAGGCTTCTTCCAGTAAGCGAACCCGCCCTTCATACCTGCCATGGGCAACATCTTGGATATGCTGTGTGTGACAACCTCGACACAATCAGTGTGAGCAAGTTTTATAACTTCCTTGGTCAGTGGCAACCAGATCAAATCCAAAACGACAGGAATGCCCTGTTCCGTGCATCTCGACAGTATGTCATCTATGGATGGGTGGTTCTTGAAGTTTGAATAGAAAGGCACACTGATGATCAATAGGTCGTCTTTGGATAGGTCATCTATTTTTTCTATTGTCCTTTGTGCAAGTTTTTGATGATACCAATATTCGTTTTCAAACACAACGGGTGTTCTATATCTGTGCTGTTGCATGAACTCAAGCACCGTGTGTACAGTTGAGGACATCGGTTCACATTCGTACTCATCCCAATGCATACCTATGTCAGGCAGAGATGAGCCTTGTATCTTTTCTTCGAAGTGATTGTATCCATACATGTCTATCTTTACGGACTTCAGCCAATCTATCACGTTGGGCAAATTCGCCGACCTTAATCCAAGATGCAGTCCACTGACTCTCTCATGCATGTCAAATGTTGATGAAGATTTGGGTTTCTGATATGACAGTGAACCTCTTTTGTTTTCATCTACCAGTTCGGCTTTAGCAATTATCCATTTCATTTGTTCGTAATGTCTGCTTACTGAATTATCCATTGACATACTGTTCTGCTATTTTGTTGAGGTTGTTTAAATGATCGCTTTGTTTCCAATGCAGTTTATCAAAAACTCTCTTCCATTCAGGCATCACTTTCGTTATGTCAGTCTTCCAATACTGATCGAGTTGTTTGATAAAGTTGACTGGATCGTGTGTCGCTTTGGGTTCTATGTACTTTCTGTATTTTTCAGGCACGAGATCGTGCAATTGATATGGCAAATTGTGAGGAGATAGCTCACCAGGTTTGTCAATCAATCCCGGTTGTGACCAGAATATCCCATTGTCCTTGCACCACTGCTCCAGTTCTGGCAATCGCAACATTGTCATCACACTTATAGTGGAGGCCACCTGCAACGATATTCCATTTGTTCTCAGGAGTTTTATGTTTTCTGTTAACTTGTTCCAGTTGCAACCAGGTCGTACGTATTCCTGTACTGCACCCACGCCGTCTATGCTGATGCTTAGAACAACATCCTTGAACTTTTTAATCATTGCCACAGTGTCTAGGTCTATCCTTGTTGCATTGGTTGTGATGTGTAAGGTTATGTGTTCGTTGTCACCTGTGCTGATCAACTCTCTTAACAAGTTCTTTGCTTTCTTGTGATAGAATGGCTCACCTCCATTTATATCCACATAACTTATGTGTTTCCTGTTCTCGAGTATGTAATCCGGAGTGTTCATCAAAGTGTCCACTTCCATGTTCTGTGTCTTGCCGAGAATATCCCAAACCTTTTTGACCTTTGTGCTGAAACTAGGAAGGCACATTCTACAGGCGAGGTTGCATTCTTGGCCAACAGTGTACTTGACCTGTGTGGGCGGAAGTTCCATTTTGGTTTGTTTGAGTCTTTCTTTGTACTCCTCAAGTCTGCCCTCGTTGATCCGCTGTCTCATACTTGCGATGCCGTTGTCTTCGGCCTTCCAACAAAGTCTACAACCTTTGGGTCTCTTGCCTGCAAGTAGGTCCTCACGTAGTTTTATGATTTCGTCACTGTTCCAGTAGGAATCTATATCTCTGTGTTCGCCCTCCGGCTCGTAGAAACAACATGGTGTGAGCGTGGTTCTGCCCACGTGGTTGTTCCTGTTTCTGTCAACGGCGATCCAGGGCATTATGCAAATGTTTTTCATCTTACTCTATTATACCTTTTTTTATAAATGTTAGCAAGACTTTTGCGTACGGAAGGGCGTTCTTGTTAGGTAAAGAGCTTCTGCTCAAGCGTCCTATTTTTGTCCGACGTCATCCGGATGATGGCGTTACATGGATATTTATACTATTATTGATCTTGGAGTTTTTTCTCTAACTCGTAGTAACCGCCAAGATGTTCTCCGTCGAGCCAAATCTGTGGCATTGTCTTTGCGTTAGGAACAAGTTCTAGTAGGTCCTGTATCTTGTGTCCTTCTGCTATGTTCTTCTCTTCGTATTCTATTCCTTTGCTTTTTAATAAGTTCTTTGCCTTTACACAATAAGGACATGCCGGTTTGCTCCATACTACTGCTTTCATTTTTATTCTCCTTCTAATTTCTCTTTAAACTTTACCCAACCATAAAAAACAATATCAAACCATATGTAGTTTACTACTAAACCCATTAAAGTTAGACGTACACCCAATAGTACTCCTGGTAAGAAAAAAAGTACTAGCCACACCATAACGAAATATCTTTTTACATAGTGATGAGGTATAGGCCAGAACAACCAATTTATCATACCGTGTCGTCACCGTGGTGATAAAATTTGATGTTGTTTTCAAGTCTATTTAATAATTTTTTAATTGCCGGTATACGTTTTTTTCCTATCCAGTGTAGTTTTGCTTTCATGAAAGGTCTCATAAAACCAGGCCAGAATCTATATCGTTGTACATTCTTGTAGAAGTCCTGTATCGTGTCAAAGCATTCTAACACATCTTTGCTGTGTATTTCTTCTAGTATTCTGTCTTGTGATACTTTTATTAGTATTGTGTGAAATCTTGAAGTGGCATAGTCTAGTGTGCCGTAGTACATATCCACCTGGGTGTTACTTCCAGTCCTGTCCTTGATTAAATCAATTACTTTTTGATTCTCAAGTACAAAATCTTTCAGTTCCATTTTACTGCTTCTTGACTTTTATCTGTAGAGGAAAGTTCTCCTGCCTAGCGGCCAACGTAGCCTCTATGCCTTTCTGCTCTGCAACTTCGTGTGTGTACGAACCAACGATGCCCTGACCATCCTCGTGTATTTTTCTTGTGATGTTCTGTGCTTGTTCTGGCGTCTTGCCGAATATCTGTTTGAGAACTTTTACAACGAACTCCATGGTGGTGATGTTGTCGTTGAGGAAAATCACGTCGTAGAGTCCAGGCTCGTCCAACTTGATCTTTTCTTTGGTAAGTGTTTGTATATCTGTCATTGTCATACCTTATTATAGCATATCTATATAAGTTGTCAAACATGGAGGGGTGTTTTACCACCCCATCCATTTTATGCTTTACTTGATCGCGATAGTTTTTGCTTTCTTGTGTTCTGGAATTATTCTTTCCATGCTCACTTTAAGCAAACCATCTTTTAGTTCTGCACCTTTGACCTCAACATCATTGGCAATAGTAAATGTTCTTGTGAACATCCTCTTTGATATGCCCCTGTGTTGCATTCCGTCGTCGTATTTCTCAACTTCGTCTGCTGGATCTTTGTTGGGTTTTGATTTCACAGTGAGTTGATTTTCTTTGTACTCAACTATGATGTCATCCTTACCAAATCCTGCAAGTGCAAGTTCAACGTCGTATGTGTTATCGCCAGTCTTCACTATGTTGTATGGTGGGAAATTGCCAGTTCCTCTGAAGAAACTGTCGTCCATCATAGCATCAAAGTGATCGAACCAGTCGTCGAATCCTACTGTGTATGGTCTTAGGTTATTAAAAATAGATAGATGTTTTGTCATTGCTTTCCTCCTATGTTAGCAAGGTTAATATATGAAGATCCTATCTAAAGCAATCTTCAACTGTATTTATTATAACATATATGTACTATATGTCAAATTGCGAGTGTGTTTGGTAATATTAGTTTGTAGGCACTGGCAGAGGCTCGTCTGTTAGATATTTTGGTATCTTCAGTGGCTCTTTCTTCTTAACTGGTGGATTGTAAACGTCTGCTCCAGGGTTCTTTTCCATGTAGTCCATCTTCATCTCGTCCCAGGCAGGATCTTCTGACTTAGTCCTCTCCGGTCTCGCCCTCAGTCCCTTGCAGTGTTTCTCCACTGTGCTGAACTGTGGTGGCAATGGTCTGTCCGCGTACTTCTGGCACACCTTCAACATCTCCAGTTCCTGTCTCAGGTTCTCATTCTCTAGTAACACTTTGTTTTGTTCATCACACATCTTTTTGCTCACACCCAGGTACTTCCTGAAACTCAATCTCAGTTCTTTCCGTTCACCAAAATTATCGTAATCATTGCTTGGCGAATAGTGTCTGTAGTCTGTGTCGTCCTGTGAGTAACTGGTGCTTAGGTCAACAGAACCATACTGACACGCATTTGAGTAACTGTTGAGGTATTCGTTACGTGCTTCGGATTTGGTGATCAGTGCGGTCATGAATATCACAAATGCCAAACCGCCTATCCAGATGTATTGTTTTATCATTAGTTTCCGTTGACGTCTCTGTTTAGATCCTTGATGTCCCAAGCCATGTCACGCACCTTCTCTGCCAGTTCCCTGTAAAGGTTCTCCGCCATCTCCCAGGTCGCTTCCGCCCTGCCCAGACGCTGTTTCAGTTCCGTGTTGGCTTCCTGCACCACCTTGAGATCCCTCTTCAGGTTGGTGATCTCCACCTCCTGTAGTGCTATGATCTCGTCCTTGTTGCTGTTGATTGTGTCTGTGAGATTTATCACATACTTGATGCCCGTGAATGTTCCAACCAGTATTGATGCCACTACTGGGATCATCACTATGTTGCTCTTTAACCAACTCTTTTTTTGTTCTGTTGCCATTTAAATTCCTGTTTGGATTGCTCTGTAAAGTGCAACTATTTAAATGTTTTTAGTGGGGGGATTATCTGCTACTATTATCTACGGTTTGTACGGCCCATGAAGATATTGCCTTCACGATCCCTACGCAGTTTCCTGAGTATCTTTTTACGTTCCTTGGCCTTTTCTCTCTTTATCTCAGACGGCTTTTGGTATGTGTTGTTGGCTCTGATCTGATCAATGAACTTGTCTTCCTTTATCCATCTCTTGATCTTACGATATGCCCTCACGGCATCACCACCTGGTGGTACCTCCACATAGTAGCCTTGGAAACCTAGAGGTCTATCTGATTTTTTGAACTTGGGTCTAATTTTGTTTTTTTGATATTCCATTTGTTTTTTTAAATACTAACACAGGGTCTGCTCCATTGTCAACCACCTGATTAGTTATCTGTATTTTGGATACTCCCCTATTCCTCATTTCCGCCGCATCAAACTGATATGCTAGAACCGTTGAATCTACTACGTTTTTTAGTCCCCTTGCATTTGTGCCCAGTGCCTTGGCTTTTTTGGCTATGGAAATCTTTGCGTCTTTGGTGAATTCTATATCCATATCGTCCAGTCCAAAGAGATACTTGGTCTGTTTTAGGATGGCATTTTTAGGTTCTGTCAATATCCTTATCAACTGTTCCTCACTCAAAGGATCAATGTTTGTTATCATGGAGAACCTACCCACAAACTCAGGGATCAATCCGTATTTTATTAGGTCCTCTGGTTTAACTTCTGACAGATAGTTTCTTTCGTCCTGATCCTTCAGTTTTGTGCCGAATCCCATGCCGCCTGATGTTTTAGCTCTGATCTGCTTTTCTAGTTCTGTGAAAGCACCACCCACGATGAACAATATGTTCTTTGTGTCTATTGTGACTGTCTGTTGATCTGGGTGTTTACGTCCACCATGAGGAGGCACCCTGCATTCAGTACCCTCAACTATTTTAAGCAGTCCTTGTTGTACACCCTCGCCTGACACGTCTCTGGTCAGTGATGTATTCTCCCCTTTCCTGCATATCTTGTCTATCTCATCTATGAATATTATACCTCTCTGTGTCTTCTCTATGTCGCCTTTGGCGTTTACGTAAAGTTTCTGCACAACATTCTCTACATCCTCTCCAACATATCCTGATTCCGTCAGTGTCGTTGCATCTGCTATGGCAAAAGGAACTTCCAAATACTTTGCTATTGTCCTTGCCATCAGGGTCTTACCAGCACCTGTGGCTCCTAGCACCATCACATTTGATTTGTCTAGGTCAAAGTCTATCGGTGGCTGTACTATTCTTTTGTAGTGGTTTGCCACTGCTACCGACAGCACAGTCTTTGCGGCGTCCTGTCCTATAACATATTGGTCAAGGTGCTCTTTGATTAGTACCGGATTTAATATTTCTTTGTCGCCGGCGTAGAGTTGTTCCTTACGTGCTTTTACAATGTCTTCCTCCAGTATCTCAACACACAGTTTCACACATTCGTTGCAAATAGATGTCTTGCTGGCACCCACAATCATCTTGGTCACATCCTTACGTGACTTATTGCAGAAGGAACAAATTAGCGATTCCTCTGACATTATTGACCGTCTTTTAGTTTTTTGATTTTAGGAAATAGTTCCTGGAAGTTGTTTATCTTGTTACGATTTAATACACCAAAACTTGACGAGTCGTCTGGGTTCGAATTCAGGAACCATGTCTTGGCCATGGTCAGTATGTAACCCGACCAAACCTTCATCTGGTTCGAACTGTAATCCATGTTCAGTATCACAGTGGTCGAGGCCCTGCAGGCATTCAATAGCCATGTGTAGTCCCTGCCCTTGGCGTTTGGTTTCCATGACTCCAAGTATTTCTCGTACTCGGGATCATCCGCGGCAAAGGGATCAAGTGCCGAGAAGTTGTTGTCGTCCCATAGATATATTGTTAGGTCATCCTTGGGGAAAAATTTGTTAATCTGATCAGCGAAATTGTCCTTGTCCTTCTTGCTGAGGTTTATGAGGCAGAAACTCCTGTTCTGGTTCTGAAAGAAACTCGGAGGGGTCACCATTGTTATGGTGCCCATCTTCTTACGCAGTTCCAACTTCTCACCAGTGGCGGCGTAGGCTTTTTTTGGTTCTTTGTTACCTTGTTTTATACTTCTGTCTTCAGTCATTTTGATTCAATATATCTATTATAACTTGTTGATCCTCATCGGACAAGTCCTTTAATTTTATTTCTTTGTTCTCTAATCTAGTTATCAGGTCGTTGATCCTTGCTTCTACTCTCTGGTGGTAGTCTTCCTCTGACGTCAATCTTTTTCTATAGTTGGTAAATTTATCATCTGCTATTTTCTGTTCTATGTTAATAGACTCTGCAATCTCTGGTACTTCGTCAGCAGTGTTCTCTAATTCTGGTAAAATAATTTCATTCTTCTCTGGCTCTGGTATGTCCAGTTCCTTGGATTTCTGCCAAAGCGTTTGATCGTTCTGCTCTTCGTTCTGTACGTATTCTCCCTCCACAGGAACAAAGATACGTTTGCCATCTTTGATCACCAGCCTGGTCTTGCCTTTTGGTTTGTCTTCTTCAAACCCTTCCAACAGTGCGTCCAACTCCTCGTCTGTCATGGGACGTTCTTCTGTCTTAGGTTCTAGCATGAATTTCTCTTTAAGACCCTCGGCACTGGTTTCTTCGATGTCCTCTGGATGCTGTTCATTCAATGCAGATCCCTTTGTTACGATGTGAGGGTTGTCTATTTCAGGATCCATTATCTGTGCAATTATCTTTCTGTTCTCTTCGGGAACATTTTCAAATGTTAGGTCACCTTTTAAAATATCATCAATCATGTCTTGGAAGAAAGCCATCCTTGATTCTGTGATTGGTCCTTGCTCCGCCGCTTCTTCCTTGCTTAAAGAAACATCTGCTAGGAACTGTGCTCTGTTACTTTGGTCTCTTTCCATTTTTAATTCATCAGCACTTATGTCTTCGTACTTGCCATGCTCTTGATGAAACTTGTTAAGCATTCCGGTTCGTTCTTCATCGGTCATCACCGGCTTTGGGGGCGCTATCACCTTCCCGGTCTTGTCTTCTACTATTCTTTGACCCAGTGATGCCACTGTGTTTTTCTTTGGCTTTTCTATTGGTGTTTCGGGCTCAAGCACTTCTGTGAAGTCTGGTTTGATTCTCTCAGGCTCCATTACTTCTTCTATCTTTTCTGATATAGACTGCTCGTACAACTGTTCCTCTTCGTCTTCTCTGGCCTTACGTGCATACTCTTCTAATGCTTTTCTTTCTGCTTCTTCTCTTTTTTTGAATTCTTCTAGTTGTTTTTCTCTGTTATACTTTGGTGTCTCTAGGTCGAACATGACTTCGTCGGGATCAAAACCGTCCTTGGTATTATCTGCTACTATTTCTTTGTCTTCAGTTTTTTTTTGGCCTTTAAGATCTATGTGTGGAATAACATCATTGTCTTCTTGTATGATTTCTACTGACCTGTCTTCTGGCTTTAGAACCTTTTTGTTGAATGCTTCAAGTTTCTCTTTCCATTCCTTCAATTGCTCTGTGGCTTGTTCCATCTTGGCCGCCGCGTCTGCCTTCTGCATCACTGCATTCCATTTGAGATCAACTCCCTCGTCGTCTGGTTTCTCTAGGTCTATGACTTCCTGTGGTTTAGGTGGTTCCGGTGGGAACCTTCTCATCAAACTCTGGTTGGCCGCAATCAATAGTAGTACAGCAAGTGGATCAAACACCACGATTAACAGCAATATAACCCACCTTACAGCCTTGCTAGTTTCAACTTGGTCCGTTATACCCCAATCCACAGCCAGTGCGGCTATGTACTTGACAGGTCCGATCTCTGCTTCCAGCGTCAGCATCTTTTTCTCAAGTGGTTGCTTCTCGACTATGTACAGATCAATCTTGCCCTGCGAGTCAAATATTTTATTCTCTGCTGTTTCTATGTCCTGTGTGAATGTGCTTTTGTTGTCCTGTGATCCTGCTCTCATGTTGGCGATCACAGTTTTTGCTTCTGCGGTCTCTGCCTTGTGGTCTGCTTTGAGTTCTGCTATCCTATCCTGTGCTTCTTTGATGTTGATTGCTATCTGCTCACGTTCCGATTTCTGACTTGCTTTTAGGTCAGCGGCCGCCTTCTCTTCATTGAAGAATGATTTGTTTGAAGTCAGTATGTCGCTGACGTTCTTGTCTAGCACTATAAGTCTGTCGTTGAGGTCTTTGACTGTGTTGGTCTCGACCGTAAGTAGTGTTTTTAATTTTTCATTGGCATCTGCTATGATCTGTTGTTGTACTTCTATGTCTCCGTCAGCAGTTCCTGTGGTTCTGTTTATGGATTTTTCCAGCCTGTCTATGACTGCATTCTGTCTCAGGATTGAATTCTTCTCACTGTCTATCTTGTCCTCGAGTATCTGTATACGTTGTACCAATGTGTCTGACGCTAGATTCTGTTCCAGGTGTGCTTTTGACAGGAAACCAAAGATACCCATGCTTGTTATCAAACTCAAAATTATCACAGCCGTCGTCAGGTAGGTCTTGAGCATGAAAGGCGTGAACTGCCAGTTCCTGTACAGCCATGAGGCTGTTATCAGTTTACCCACTTCCAACACACCGCCCATGATCACAACAGGCACAAATGCACCTGGGAATATGGTGGCAAGTCCAATAACAGAGTAGAATATGGCCACCCCGGATATGGACAGTGCTGATAGTAGTGTTAGAATCGCTATAAACATTTATAAAGTGTATTTACTATAACAGATCTGCCTTTTCTATGCTACTGAAAGATGTGGTAAATATGTTAAATTATGGCACTAACACTATTATCAGGATACCAGAACACACTCAATAGGCCCACTAAGCCTGGCCAACCCAACGGTGTAGCACACGCCACCAACACGGGCACACCAGCCAACACCAAGGCAGACAGGGCCGCAACAAAGGCCGCATATGCCACTTGGAACGCCGCATGGAAGACCACGTACAACTCATCTGGGGATCACGACACGGAATTCACAGAAGCGGGTAGCGGAATAACCTACGCTGACGATTAGATACTATTATGGCCAATAATGGAATTTCAACATTGACTGCCGGGGATGGCTCTGATGCCACAGCGAACAAGGAAGCACGTCAGATAGCCAAACTCAACCTGGCACAGACACGCAGGCAGGCGGGTGGAGACACCACGCAGGACTACTACAGGACCTTGAACGTGTACGACAGGATCTACCTACCCGAGGGCTACAACGTTTCCGCGGGCTCACAGGTGTGGGCCATAGAGGGCAGGCCCTGGTATGACACAGCGGCCTTGGTGAGTTCACCACTCACATTGGTAACGGGCGCGGCACAGTCACTACAGATATGGTTTGACGGCGCGGACATCACGCAGTTCCAACCCACCAACCCCAGTGATGCTCAGGGCATAACGCAGTGGAACGACAAGTCCAACTTCGCCCACAACGCCAACCCAGAGGGATCTCCGGCCAACGCGGTGAGGCCCGCATACCAGACCGCGGAACAGAACTCCCTGTCAGTGGTCGAGTTCGATGGCACCAACGACTGCCTGTCGATCAACCCGGTGGCATGGGTCAGGGGACTACAGAATTTCACCTTCTTCGTGGTGGCCAAGTACGACGGCACGGGATCCACAAGGTTCCTCTCAACCACGGACACCGATGACATCGTCATCAAGAACACCGGCACCGAGATCACGGTGGGCATGGCGGGGGCAACGGCGGTCACATCATCACTGGCCCTCAACACCGGCTACCACATACACACACTGGTTTTCGATGGCACACTGTCAGGTGACGCCAACAGGTTGAAGTACAGGTACGATGGCACACAGAAATCACTGGCATTCACCGGCACGGTGGGCACTGCCATAGACAACGCGGTGGACAAGTTCCTGATAGGGTGTGGGGACGGCACCGGCTTCTTCGACGGACAGATAGCGGAAGTCATAGCGTTCCAGCAGACCTTGGACAGCACGGACCTGGGGGACATAGAATCATACTTGACTAGTAAATGGGGATTATAATAGATGAGTGATTACGCAAACGACTACAGGCACCCAGCAGATTCCAACCTAAAAAGTGTACACAAGGCCATGGAGTACAACCAGGCCGGTGAACCCATCATAAGGACATCAGGTGGCAGTTTCGACTACGCCATCAACATCTCGGCGGGCCAGCAGGATGGCGTGGGCTACATAGAAAAGTTCGGGCGTAACGACACCATGAGCGGTAACATAGAGACCATATGGGATGGTAGCAACGTCTACACCTACCTCACGTCAGCCAGTTCCGTACACATCACATCATCGGATGGTGCAGACGCAGTGGCGGGCACGGGAGCCAGGACAGTGGAGGTGCAGGGACTTGATCAGGATTACAATCTAACCACGGAGACCATCAACGTGGACGACTCCGCATCCAACACCACGTTCATCAGGGTGTTCAGAGCCATAGTCAAGGCCACTGGCTCGGGAGGACAGGCCGCGGGAGTGATCAGCATACGTTCGGCCGCGAGTGGCGGTGGTACTTTATTGGCACAGATACAGAAGGTGGGCACGGGTGGCGGGGCCAGCCTTGGACAGACATTCATGGCCATCTACACGGTGCCGGCGGGCAAGACAGCATACCTCACACAGTGGACGGTGGGTGCGGGCGGACAGAACGCGGACACCACCTGTTTGTTCGCGGCGAGGCCATTCAATGAAGGAGCGTTCAACTCCAAGGACATAATAATAAGTGCTGGCCAACAGTTCTCCAAGAACTACAAGATACCACTACAGTTCACGGAGAAGACCGACCTCGAGGTCAGGGGATTCACTAGTTCATCAGGGAACGACTGTTCCAGCTCTTTCAATCTGATCCTATACGATAACGAATAGTAGTTCCAGGTCAGAACTTTCTTAGGTACCGATTTCTAAATAAAATTATTGATTGTTACTCTGCTGTGTCGGCCAGTAAGACGTTATTAGGTCTTATTGAACTCAGTTTTCTTTGTAACTGTGATGGCACCGATTATCGTGCTGTTGTCCGCAACTGCTGAGGCTGTAAGTTCAGTGTTGGCTATGTCTGAAGAACCTGACGTTGGATCATAATGTTCACAAACTTCTCTGAATGAGCTGTCAAGTGCCTGTGCCACAAGATTTCTTAATGCTTGTGTTCTCGTTGTGATCGCCGTGCTGTCAACATCGTTGCCAAAGGTGCTTTCGCCCTGTGCTGTTCCTGTTATAGGAATGAACTGTTCATTTTCAAATGCAACATTGAATTCAAGCATGGTCAGTTGTGTGTTTTCATCAAAAGCAGAAGAATCTTCTGGACTTACACTGATGTTGTTCACTGTGAAATTTGTATTTTGACCCAATAATTGTAACATTCTTCTCCATCTCATGTTACCTCTTGCGATTCTTTTTGCGTTATCCACACTTGATATTTGACTGGCGTTACTCATGTCATGGAATGTTCTTGGCTCAACGCCACCAGAGGCATCAGCAGATGCTGTGCTATTGAAATTGTTCTGATCAATCACAATGTTGTATAATGCTTGATTTTCAAGGTTATCAGGAGATACCCCTTGTCTGTTAAATGAATAAGAGCTTGTAGCCATAGTAGTTTAAATCCTTTGTCTTATGTACTTATTTATATGAATTATTTATAAAAGGACCAACTTGGAGAACCTATATATTTACAGGCATTGTTGGTCATATGTCGTTGTTTGCCGTTCAATTTGATTAATGCTTGGTACGTACGGCAATATCCGCCTGAAATTGGGTATGAATGTATGATCCTTACTTTGCCTGCGGCTAGACGTTCCTTACTGTACCAACTCACTATCTTGCCATTCTTTGTGCTGGATAAAGCAAAGAAAACTGCTGACTCGTGCATCTTCTTTTCATCTTTTTTTAGGTTGAATCTTAGGAATTGTGTGCGTCTAAACAGGAATGCTGGCATACTGTATTCCACATCATTGCCTAACCAGATAGGGGCCGGCATCTCGCCTATGTATCCTTTGGCATCACCGGGTGTTTTTGTACCTGTAGTACCTGCACAGGCCACAGTCGCAAACAGTAAACTAGTCGATACTATGATAGCCTTGAACAATCTCATATGATCCATCTATTTTCTGGCAGATTATCTGCCTTTGTGTTATTAGTACTTCGCCGACTGGCATGTCCCACGAGTACATCTCACATGAGTCTGCTATGCCCATGTCAAACAAGAAGTCAGATGCTCCGTCCTTGCATACCATTTTCTCTTCTGTACGGTTTTCAATCACGTTGTTGTCTTGATCTACCACTTTAATCTGTGTTATCTCAACATCACAGTACTGGTCCACCCATGGGCCACCAGCCTCGGCTCTCTCAACGTAGTTGAATAGTATTACCAAAGTTATGCCAACCAGGACAACAAATTTTAAGATAGTTGTATCTTTCATGATGTCCTAGTTTAATATTTCTTCGGCTTGTTTGTTGATAGCATCAACATCTATCGAAGCAAGTTTCTTCTTGTTCACTGTTTCTATAATTGCTTCTACTTCCTTCTTGCTCAACTCAACCATCACATATGCTCTATATGATTTGTGTTTAGTTGCAAAGATTTCTTGCTTCTTGACTTCGTAGCCTCTTGCAAGTGTGTCTTTAATTATATTAACAATAACATCCTGAGATCCAGCCGTTACAGATAGATCTTCGTTAGTTCCTGCTTCGTTCTTTGTGATAGTGGTTCTGTTGTTCACTTCACCATTGATCCTATCCACAAGTTTTGCCTTTGCTAATAGAGTGGCTTTCTTAACTGCCAGTTCTAGGTCAGGCGATACAGCCGTACCAGTTTCCACATACTTGAACATAGTTTCATGATCATAATCAACATACCATTTAGGGGTCTTGTCGACCACTCCGCTTTTGTTCATATCTGGTTTGATCTTGTAGGTTGAACATTGTGCAACCATAAGACCTGCTAATACAACCAATATCATTTTTGTTAGGTTTTTCATTTGTTTCCTTATCCTTGTAATTTGTCAATCATTCTGTCCATTGATGCAAACAAGTTAGAAATGAAATTAAACACACCATCAACATTAAAGTCGTTGCTGAACTGTGCCCATCCATCTCCAATCATCGGATACACCGCTAGGAAGATTGCAAATAGTATTATTAGTCTAATCATAAAACAATTATAGCATGATTTCCAAATACGTCAACCAAAGTTGATCTTGCTAGAAGTGTTGATTTTGCTAGGTTTTTATAGTATGGTCTTGATAAATCCTATGCCATCTATGCCCAGATATACCAAATACATGACAGTGAAGCCAAAACTTCTACGACTGAAAGCACCATACATCAGGAACACCGTGGCAATCAGGAAAAAGATATAGGCAACGAACATCGGTGGGTTTGGTGAATACCACATCAGGATCAACGAAGCGATCAGATTGGATATCATTCCAATTACTTCGCAACAGAATCTTCTAGGATTAGATGTGTAATCCTCTTTGATCCATTCTAGTGTTGATTTTCTTCCTATCCTTGCCATGAAACTATTTACTAGTTTCTACGCATTGTGGATATCTCCTTGGCGCCTTCTTCGTCCCACACAGGAACAAGATTTGATTTATGCATCATCCCAATGCCAAGCAATTTTCTTTTGCCTGAATACTGCATTTGTTCTTTCTTGCCGCCGCCTGTGCCTACAGGTATCTTGTCACTGCACTTGGGTTGATTGGGATCAGGTGCATACTTGGGTATGTCAAATCCTTTGAAGTTCTTTAGTCTTTTCTTGAGAGTTTTCTCATCAAGTCCTTGAGATTCTAACCATTTATTGTGTTCGGCTAGGGCATCTCTATTTCTTTTAGAGTTCTCAATCTTGTGCTTGATTCTTTTAGGTAGTTTCAACTGTATGAATCCCATAGTTTATTATACTATTAAGGTAATTTATTGTCAACTATCGCTTGTAATATAATTTCTGCGTAGTCTGGATTGGTGCTCCAAGCACTCATTCTTACCATCAGTGCCCTATAATCCCACTTGCCTCGATCTATTTGACTTTCTCTTTCTATCCTGAAGTCCTTGTATGCTGGGTGATTGTTCAATATCCTGATCATGTCTTTGACCGATTGACATTTTGTTGTGTACTTCTTGACACCCCATAGGGCATCTGGATTACCTAGTGCTTTCATCCTGGGTGTGTTCTTGTCCCAGGTCCTCACACCAAATAGTGCATTGCCTTCTGTGGCAAATCTGCTTGTACCCCAACCTGATTCTATGCCCGCCATTGCAATAACAATGGCAGTGGGCACCCTGCTCATCCGGTCTGTGGTGTAATTTAGATATTCAACACATTTTTTCGTTGATGTCAAAAATGTTGGTTTGTCTGTGTATTCGAATTCCGGTTCCGTCAATCCAAGCATCTGCACTTGGCTCAATTCTTTTTCATGGAACTCGTCCTCTATCTTTTCTACCGTCCAACTGTTAGGATAAAATGTACCACTCACAAATGATCCACCTATAATAACTGTGATCAGTACGATAGTGAGTGCTATCCATTTGATTGTGTTGTTGGAATTCTTGTTCATGTTGTCCTATTTGATGATGCGTGTGGACCGAGATTTTTTTGCATATGGCCTCTTTGGCACTCTATGAACTCAAGTCCACTTGCTTTTGGACGCATCGTCAATTTATACTGCAACTTTCTGTTCTGTTGCTGTTTCTGTAGTTTCCGCTTCGTACTTAACTTTGTACTCTGCTTCTGCATTTCTCATAGCATTGTTCCAATCTGCCTTAGACAAACCTGTGAACCTTGTTATGATACCATCACTCATGATCTTGAATGACCCACATAACTTGTGTGAACTGTCTTCTGCAATCTTATGCACTACACCTGTAGCCTTACCATCTGCGTTTTCTCTGCCCATGATATACATATAGTTTCCAGATTTACCTCTCCACTTGTTATTGGTCTGCGTGTCTTCTTGGCATCTAGATCTAATCTGATCTAAAACCAAACTTGCTTTTGCTGAACATTTATACATAACGTATTTCTCCTTTTGTTACCACTATTATAACAGGTAATGGTAAACGGTCAACCGGCCAAAAAACCAGCATTTATGCGGAGTTTGTGTCTGACCCTGGCAGTAATTCTGTAGAAACTGGTTTTACACGTATTGGTTTTGTCCAAACTCCGGCGACGTGTATCACTTCTTCTCCTGAGTATGTCCTTTCCGGATCGGCATCTCCTAACTCGTAGAAGTCACTCCTTAAATTTTTCTTGATGTCTTGTCCATATTCTGCGTACAAGTTTGTGATACCTTGTCTGTCATTGTATTTTCTGTATTCTTCTACCCTGGTACCGGCAGGATCGCTTAATTTTGGTTTTGAAGAATTTAACACAGGGTTTAGGCCTTCGTACCCACAGAATGCTAGAATGAAGTTGTACCACTTGCTGTCTGCTCTTTGTACATCCTCTAACCATTGTTTCGTTATCTTTGTTTTCTCTATTCTCGCGACCTCCTCTATTGCACGTATGTGTAGGTGAGTGAGTTTGATCTGTATTTCTGGGACGTCATCGCTGAGCCAAAACCAAACCATGTCTCCTTTTTCGAAGTTCCAATGGCAGTCACTGAACATGGCATCATTTACTGTCCAGTTCCACCAGCCATCCTTTATCACCAAATGTGGTTTTTCTTTTCCAAAAACGTATCCGTTTTTCTCAGGCACATCCAAACTGAAAATACAGTTGTCATTTCCAAACATCCAAGCCATGCCTGTGTTTTGTAATGCTGTACCGACATGTCCGTGATATATCTTGAGAGCCTTTTCAAACTCCTTCTGAGACATGTCATGAGCGTGATGAGTCTTGAATTCTGTCACGTTGTCCAGTTTTGCTACTCTCTCGAAGTCTTTCTTGTTGTGATCATAAAGATCATTTGTGAATTTTGATATGGTTGAGGTCGCCATGTGGTGCACTGCAATTTTTACATTTGTCCTTATGAAACTTCTCAGCACTGTTTGACTGTCTGTGCCTCCACTGTATCTCAGTTCCAGTCTGTCATACCTGTCACGTAGTATCCTGGCGTTCATGTCTGCGTAGTGATTGATGTGTAGTGGCGGTTCCTTACGCCACAGTGCGGGGTTGTCTATGAATTTGTATTTTAATTTGAGCTCGAGGCTCTGGCTGGTATCCTTTGTGAATGCCGCCAGAGCATCGACGTTGGTATAGTAAATGTTTTTTCCTACTTGGTAGTAAAGCATTCACTATCCTCCGATTACATCAAGTCCAATAGGCCTTGGTGCCAGTTCGTAAGAAACTTCAACTGTTTGTTTCTTGAGAGTTGAACTTCTGCTGGTAGTGGTCTAGGATCTCCGTTCACTTCAAAGTAAGCCGGAAGTTCTTTACTACCGTGTATCTTTTTAGCGAGAGCACCGGCTTCCTTCATTGACATGTTGAAAGCAACGAAAACAGGGTAAGTGTTCTTGTCTGCGATATCACTAGAACTGAACTCAGCAAAGTTTGTGTACTGTGTTTCGTTCACATCTGTTGATGCGAAACAATCCATCCAATCTCTGTTCTGTCCAGCGTAAAGATAATCTACCTCTCCACTCTGTAGAGCAGGCAAGTATTTCCTACTGCTACTGTAAGGGATTATCTTGGCAGTTGGGTTGGCTTTTAATATAACATCAGCGGCCTGGCCTTTGTAGATTCCATTTCCATTGATACCCACTCTTATGCCTTTGCCGTTTATGAAGTCATCAAGTCCACGACCTTCTGCACCTTTCACGTGACAAGCATGGTATGGGAAACTGTAAGCGATACTCACTATGTTTTCCATCTCCATGTGGCATGGATTCTGTTTTCCATCCTCGGTTGGTACGTTTGTTGAGAACCAGTCCCAGATACCAAACACTTTCTCGTCTGTGTTTTTAAGGTAGTCGATCATCTTCGCACAACCTCTGATTGCCTTTACTTCTCCATAAGAGTCACCTAGTAGAGGAATCAGTACTGATTGATTCATTCTGTCATATGCTCCACCTGGTCTGTAGTAAAGTAAAACATTCACATCACCCGAGCCTTTTTCCCAACTGGGTTGGTCATCAGCAAAAGAAGAGGTAAATGTCATAGTCAATATCGTGAACACGAGTGTGATCATAGATATCATTTTTTTCATGTTTATCATTTGTTTTTTCCTTTTATTGTTAGTGTTACTTTAATAGAAAGATTGTAGTCTATAAACCCCTTCTAAGAAAATATCGTGTAACACAAAACCATAAATCAATGGCATTGTATTGAATCTCCTGATCAAGTATCCGAACGGTAAGAGGCAAGCCAGTATTACCATATTGTCCCACCCTGCGAATGTCTTCTGTGCTGTCGTGTAGCAAATGATCAACAATAGCACAAAGATTCCCGAATAGAATACTTTTAAATTAAGTCCTGAAAATACCTTCAGGAAGTTGACATACTTCCCTGCTATGAACAGTCCCAGTATACTGCTGAGTGCGAAACCTATCAGCACTATCTCATACAGGCTCTGGAAGAATGCCACTGTTGGCACCATTCCCTGGAATAGAAGTATGTTGTATACCAGTGCAGTACTGGCAGTGATTGGTATACCTGCAAAAATCATGGGCACCATGGAAGTGTAGACGCCTGCGTTGTTTGACGTTTCCGCCGCCACAAGACAGTTCACATCACCTTTCTCGTTGTAGATACCTTTCCTCTTTCTCAACATCAGTTCTGTGATGTATGCAAGTTTTGTAGAAAGTCCCCAACTCACACCTGGCACAAATCCCGCCAGTGCACCTATCACACTGCTTCTGGCCAATGTGGATTTCATTTTAGTCAACATGGTACGAGCGGCCGACACGTATCCACTGATGGTAACTCCATCGAATTCTATCTTGCCACTGTTGTTCCATGCCTTTGCGAACACAGGCACAACGAACAAGGATATCATCACTGGCAAGAGGTCTATGCCTGCGTACAGTGAGTTGATTCCGAATGTGGCAAAGTCCCATCCTCCGTAGAAATCATGGTAACCTACCATTGCCAGCAGATTGCCTGCCATCCAGAACAAGAAACTTATCCAAATCTTGTTTCCTGAGAAAATTATAATTGTGATACAAGCGATGCTCAACAGGAACACCTGAATGTGTGTGTTAAACATCTGGTAGAAAATATCTAGCATCGGTAGTGAGAGGTGTATCAACACTATTGCAAACATGCTGGCTATGAAACTTCCAATGGCCGCTGTCATTATTGCCTCTGATCCTCTGCCATTCTGGAACATAGAATGTCCTTCTTGTAGAGCTGGCAGACTGGTGTTGCTACCTGGTATGGCGAATACCGTGGCACTCACACTGCCAAAATACTGATGCACACTAGCAAGGCTGATGTACATGAACATTATGCTGACTGGATCCCAGGTCAATAACAGTGGGAAAACTAAAAGTATAGAAACAAATACATTCAGTCCGGGTATGATTCCGGAAATGACTCCGAGGCTTGATCCCACAATGAATGCTAATACTAATTCAAACATGTCTTATGAGTATAACATACCCTCCGATATCCAGTCAACATTGTTAATTGATGTTAGTGGAGGGGTTCCACATAGGGCGGGCCTTTTAAAACCTGGATTTCTTCCAATCCAGCAGGTCCGTTTGGTCCCACGTCATCTGAACGATGGCGTTACAGGAGATATTTATTGATTATTTTAACTTCTTGAGCATTTCTGATTCTGCTCTTGCTTTCCACTTGGCCTGTTCGGCTTTCTCTTCATCGGAAAGTTCTCTCCTGACAAATCCTGGCTCTTCTTTTTGTTCTTCATCTTCGACTTTGGTAGGAGCCTCCATCGGCATGCCACAGTTGTTGAACCATCTGTTGTCTGCTGTTTGATAACACACAGAGTAGAATGAATTTCCATCCATGCCTTTTACTAGTCTACGTTTTTTGTGTATCTTGCCTGTGTACTCTGAAAAATCTTTTTGTATCAGTCTGTGTGTGCCATGTATTGAACCATACAATCTATCTATGTATATTGGGTTACCTTTGGCATCTTCACCATATTGGTTAGAGACCACTGTGAATTTTTGTTCAAACCTTTTTGGTGCTGAATCTGTTATCTTGCCCAGTCCCTCTAGTAATTTTTTTGTTTTGTCGCTTGGCATAATGCTTTATATAGTTGAAGACAAACAATCCAGGGACAACTTGGAACAGCCTCGACACACACCGCTAGCCAGTATGAGCCTATCCATCCATCATCGACGTAGAGCGTCTCCAAAGTTTAGATTACAAACGAGATACTGCCCATTTGCCGCTTCTGGATTGTTTGCTTTCTTAAATTATACACTTTTAACAATATTAGTCAACCACGCCCAACATCTTGAAGTGATCCTGTATGGTGTATGAGTCCAGATCCACCATATTGCCACGCACATCCTTTATCATTTTGGTGTATCCTGCTAACTTGTATCTACGGAATGGGTACTCCCAATTACCCGCCTGTTGCCAGTCCCCTTCTAGTATGTGCTTGTCGGTGTCGTCAATCAGGCACAATGGCATCTGTAACACTAGTTCGGCTGATATCTTGTCGTGTAGGTATGCAGTGATTATTTTGTTCTGAGGTATCACATGCTCTAGGTGTTGTTTGCCTTCCATGTCCTGTGCTTTGTAATGATACCCCATGGGGGCCAACTGTTTCTGCATGGACCTTATGTAAAGAACCAAAGAAGTCTTTATGTGTTTCTTTGTGGCCTGGCTCCATTGATCATTGAACAGGTCTGCTTTCATGTGATCAATATATTCTGCCAGTTCTTTTAATTCAGGTCTATCCTTTGCCTTGAAGTTTATCTCAGGTAGGTTAGTAAGGCTTTGGAAGTCTATCATCAAACTGCTCCTTTGTTATCATTTCCATTACAACTGCATCTGCACCATTGTCATAGTGTTCCCACACTGCCTCGATGATGTCTTTGTATGGCAAACCATATCCGTATTCTTCCGTCTTGTTATTTTTAGTCACAAGACAGATGTAATAACTTAATTTACTTGACATACTTGTTGAAGGCCGTTTGTGCTTCTGACTCAGATGCTATGTCACCGTCCTCAAGTTTCAGTGTGACGTTCGGCATGTAACTTGGTTCGAACGTTCCGTCTTCTATGAGATACACTTCTCTCAACATATGGCTCATTGCCACTGGTGCGTCCCAGCCAACACCGTTTGCGTGTTGCCATTGTTTCTTTGTGGCAGTGTGTATAAGTGTTGCACTTGGACAAACTTTCTTTGCTGTCTCAAGCATCTTGGTCATCCATTCTAGTGGGAGTCTTTTTAATCTTTTCGCTTCGGCACCCATCTGATACTGCTTCATCAGTCCAATGAACAGACCTTGGTTGATCTCTCCACCATCCTCGTCACCGTACACGGTCTTAATTGCCAACAGAGCATCACGTAGTCCCTGTTCACCTGCCATCTTGATTCCTTTGTATGCATAATCAAAATGTGAGAAGTAATGCTTGTTTGGTCCACACTTGCCTGGGCTCTTCCTCACACGTTTGGGCTCTAGGTCAATCTCACACTCGTCGAACACTTTCTGTACTGCGTGTGCTGTCGCCACCCGTTCTGTTTCCGTTTCTCCCATTTTGAACCTGTGTAATAGGCATCTGTGTATCTCTTCTGTGCCTGCTCTCAATATGCCTGAGTCGTTGACTATCTCGAATGCTTCTGCATCAAAGGCCGGCTCGTCGGTTTCTACTATTGTTACTGGTATCTTTGTCCAACCTAGGAGTGCTAGAGCAACTGCCCTATGCTGTCCGTCGAAAATGTATAGTGTCTCTCCATCTGATCTCTTCACCGCTGACACAGGACAACAGACCCTGGGGTCAAACTTCTTCATTATGTTCATGACGTGTCCTGCCCTCACATCTCTCTGTACCGAGTAATTGAATGCGAAGTGCTCCAATGGGTGATCTTCAACACCTCTCGGCAACAATCTGCCCTTTGCTATCTGATTCTGTAGATTTACTTTTGATTCTGCTAGTTTGCTCGTCCAGTTTGGGACGTCTTGTGGTGCTTCTCTTTTTACTTCTTCGACCACGTCTAGAAGCATTTTTACCTTGCTCATAATATCTCCTATAGTTAATGAGTGCAATCCAGAGCAGAATTCCTACGATAGGATAAACTCCAAATTACTCAACTATTATAGCAGATTTATGTGTGAAGTCAACCTACGCAGAATTGACGTCTTGCTTGAGTTCACAGGTGTGGCCGTTCTTCTCTATGATGAATCCCACATTAGTCATGCCATCCAAAAGGGCCTTTTCCTTCTCGGCCGCGACTGTCATGCATTCGTCCATGGTATCGTAGTATTTCATGGGATCTTGCTGGAAAACAGTACATGGGTTGCCCAGGGCACAGATTATCACGACTACCTTGAACATACTAATAGTTACCTCATTCGCTTCTTGCCCAGTAGGTCCCGTACGGTGTCCTTGCAGGCGTCATGCCAGTATCTTCCGGACTCCCTGAGTGCGTCATTGGCTGATCTCAGTTGTTCCATGATCCTCTCCACCTGTTTGTGCTTGGCCCGTGTAAGTGGTCTGGATTTCTCCTGTGCCTTGTCAATGATGTCCAACACCTTGTCTATCTGAGGACAGGTGATGTCTGGAACTCGGGGGGCCTTCTTACGTATTCGCGACCAGTAGGTGGTCCGCTTCCTTGGTTTGGTTGGCAATAGCGTCTCCCTTGATACAGTTATTTACTGACCATGGAGTGCTTTATGAAGTGCTAGTATTACTTGATGCCGTGACGCTTCTCGTGTTTGCGATGTCCTTGGTGTCTGCCCATGTAGTACTCACCGGGCTCGTAGTCCCAGACCTTGCCGTGGTGTCCACGCCAGTCCGCCCAGGCCATTCTTGCTTTTACTAGTAATTTAACTAATGGGTTCCTACTTGTTCTCACTTGTCTTCTAACGCCCTATCTTTTTCTTTCTACCTAGTGGTATTTTTTGGTCTTTGACAAAAACTTCTCCTGCCTTCGTCGTCCACTCAATAGTTACCATCTTGGCTTTAGAACCGCCCTGAAATGACTTCACGGCTTTCTTGTAGGACAAGGCCTCGACATCTTTGGTCTCTGTTCCGTCTGTGATCTTGAATATTCTGTTTTTTGGCATATACCTTAATTTAGCATAGAATTGACAGAACGTCAACCTTAAGGTATAATTATGTTTAAGTTTGTTGACTAACAATCAATAGATGCTGAAGACCTGGGTGCAATTCCCAGCCACTCCACCATTTAAGCAATGAAACTTGAGGGGTGGAATTAGGATCGATTCACATTGAAACTTGTTACGAGAACTTCCAGTAGGCACGAGGTAACGTCCAGTTTTTAAATGCAAACAAAAAAGCATTAGGATTTGCTGACTTAACAGTTGGTATGTCTGAATTGAGATTAGCGGCGTAATAACCGTTTATTTCAGGGGCGGCCCCTGCCTTGCAACAGAAGTGGGGCACTTAAATAGTGTTATGTTCAAATTATTTGCAGTCATGTGTTTCCTGGTCAACGGTGCGACCGAATGCACACCCTACAACGACAGTGAAGGAAAAATCTACCAGACATTGTCGGAGTGTGAGAAGGACGCCCAGTACAGGTTCTACGGGCTCACGGACATTTTCACCCGTTATGAACAGCCTTACGAGCAGATCCTCATAGGTTGCGAAGAAATCAAAGACTAGTTCTTTACAGCGTACCAGACATCCTTGCCAGTGACCCTGTGGTTCTCCCCAAATGCTTCTTGTACAGATTGCTTCACAGGAGTCCAGTTGTAGTCATCGCCCATGGAATACCCTCCGCTTTTTAACTTGGGTAGATAGGCTTCTATCTCATTTTTAACAAAAGGATAGGAATGGTCTGAGTCGTGGAATATGAAATCCATTGAGTTATCTGGGATTTGATCAATAATATTCAATGACCTGCCTTTAATGATATTAATCCTATCTCCCCATTGCTCTGCTTCTTTCCTGAACCTCTGTTCGTTGGCATTATGATTCCACACCTGTCCTTCGTGCTTGAACTCCTCTAGCCTGACTAATTTGCCACCTTTGAACACCGGCTTCTTGTTGTACTGCCAGTCGTACTCAGGATTGTCATTTTGTACCTCCCAAGCGTCAACGCAGGTCATGTTCACAGACGTGTGCTTCATCAACCAGAAAGTTGTTACTCCCACCCAAACGCCCAGTTCCAACCCCTGTTGCCAATTGTGTTGCTGTGCAAATTTTGTTATTACTCTATATCTGTCCATGTTGTCTCCACTGTTTTATTTTTACCCCTGGTACCTTTCTCATGGTATATCAGACATTGGTTGTGCTGTTTTAGATCGTCCTCGGTCTTTACATCATAGTGTCTGATCCACTCCCCGTTTCTAAGTTCTGTGTATGGTAACTCTTTAAAAAACTGTTTGATAACTTTTTGGTCAACTCCTATCATGTCTGTGTGTTGGATATCACTTGCCATTTGTTTAGCGGCTTCTAGTGACTCTTTTCTTCTGCTTGGATGAAAATGGCAGAACGTGGCCATGAGCCTACCATTGTATGTTGTGAAGGCCATGTCCTTGACCAAGTGTTGGTGTTGTGATTCACTCGGTTGTTTCAGTGCATATGAATCAACATCGGCAACAATTACGTGTTGATTGCTTCGTACTTTGTGTCCTAGTAGTATGAAACGTTGTGCTTGGCAGTAGGTCACATAGGAGTATGGCCATTTCAATATGCTGTCGTTGGTTTCACAATGCGTGTAGGAAACATCAAGTTTTTCAAGTCTTTGCAAAGATTGGGCAGATGGATCAACCACATGAACGTGTATTGGTAGTTGCCATTTTTCTGTGAATGTCTTGTAGAATCTTGGAAAGTACTTGTTGAAATACTTCTCATCACAGGAAGTCAGTATGAATTCATCATACATGGGCCATTCGCCTAGGACATCTTTGAACATTAACTTAAGGTGTCAGCGGATTGGTTTAGATCTAGTGCCTGAGATATTTGTCTTCGGTCTTCGTCGTTCATGTTTTCAAGCAACAGTTCACTCTGTGTGTAGATTTCTCTGTTCGCTATGGGTATTTTCAGTTGCTGGCATGACTGCGTCACTATCTCGTCCACTGTCAATCTATCAAAACCCGCCGTGTCTATCCTGCTGTCACGTTTGGCCTTGTTCGCGACCGCAAATATGTCTAGTGGGTCTTGTACATCAGGCAGTCCCGAGTTGGTGTAGATGGTGTTGATCATAGCCTCTTTTTCTGAATCACTGTTTGTCGTGTATATAGGATTGAGTGATGCGAAGTTTTCTTTGTAGGTCTTGTAGTAGTTGACCCATTCTGGTGCCTGTGCCACTTTAGATAGTAGTTCAGCCATCTCGTCATTACTGCCCATTCCTGCATAGTTCTGCACATCTATTAGGCTTTGTATGTAATCTCTCAAGGTCACAAGGTTTGCGTTCTCCAGTGATACTTGTTTTTCTATTTTTATTTCTGCTGATGCCAACTGGTCACGTTTGGCCAGGAAAGTGTTTGTGTTCAAACCATTGTTGAGGTTGGTGTGTGCAGTCGCCACAGCAGTTTGAAGTGGAGTCAGCAATGGTGTCCTGTGTTCAATGTCTGTACTGTCATCGGTAAGGCTGTTTATGTGCGCCTTCAAGTTGTCATATGCAGTCTCCAAAGCGGTCTCCTCTGATAGATTGAATCCAACTATGAAGTCTACAGATTCCTTGAGCATGGTCATTGCCGGCAGAGTACTGCCATCATTAGACTCTAGTAAAATATTGTTGAGAGTACCCAAGTGATCATTGACACTTCTCGATTTGTCTTTGGCCGTGCCTCCGTACATCAATGGAATGATCCCTTGCAGTGATTGAACACTGCTTAATATCTCGTCGAAAGTACCTGGTGTTGGGTTCAATGCATCTGTGATCGGAAGTATGCTACCGTCGATTATGCTTTTGGTGTGTCGCAATAGATCACCCAACAGGCGTCCTAAATTAAGATAGGGAACATTGTTGATAGCATCTTTGATATCATTCTTCTGTGACAGGGAAAGCACACCGTTGGCAGTGATCACAGCATCCAATTCAAAACTTTTGATAACCCAACCCACTTTGATCTGGTTCACTGAATTCTCTATCGCTTGGTCTGAGAAGTTGGGTGAGATATCTATGAGGGTGCTGAGTCCTTTTTTAATGGCCATTGTTAGCCTCCCGCGAAAACTGTGGTTGCACCTTTGTACATCATGCCCTGGTCCGTGCTGTCACCTATCCTCGCCGATGGTATGCCTTTTACGAAAACACTCATGGAGCCTCTGTTGACTCTGGCACCCAAGTGGGGTATACAGTACTTGCCAAACAGTATCGTGTGGAAGGCGACCTTATCACCCATAACTAGGTTTGGCTTGCCCTCAGAAAACACATCGAATTGTCTGGCTATAACAGGTGCTGTGAAAGAACATAGGTGTCCTGTAAAACACTTATCACCCATTCTTGACATTGGACTTGACATAATGCTTGTATTTATAGGTTTAGAAAACCGCTCGTATTATAATTTAAACTTGGAGAATTGGCCTTTCTTGACATCCTGTTTGATGCCGCCAACTATGTATGACTCTACTTCTGTTTCCTGTGGTGCGACCTGCATACCTTTTGAACTCAACCAGTGCTGTGTCCATGGCAGTGGATTCTGCGATGCTGAAACATCGTATAATGGATCATATCCCAGTGCCCTCAGCCTCTTGTTGGCAATCCACTCAACGTAGTTGCCCAACAGTTTCTCATTGAGTCCTATTATAGATCCATCCTTGAACAGGTACTTGGCCCATGCTTTCTCTTCCTCGACACAGTCCTTGAACATCTGTATCACTGTCTTCTCCGTGCCTTTCATGGCCTTGGTCATTTCTGGGTCATCACCCTTTTGCCATGCCTTGATCACGTGTGTGGAAAGATTTAAATGTGTTGCTTCGTCCCTTGCTATCAATGAGAGGATCTTTGCCGAACCTTCCATCAGTTTGAGTTCGCCGAATGCGAATGTGCAGGCGAATGATATGTAGAACCTTAGACCTTCTAGCAGGTTAACTGTGTTCATTGCCAGGTAAAGTTGTTTCTTGAGAGCAATCATATCCACTTTCTTGCCCACAGCATGATCCAATGCCATCTTGCCAAACTTGTCATATTCCCCTGTGACGCTTTTTGCTCTCTTCAGAATCTCTTTGTCGTCTAGTATCGTGTCAAAAACTTCTGAAGGATCTGAGTAAACGTTCTTCATGATGTGTGTGTATGAACGTGAGTGTATAGTTTCAAAGAAATCCCAAGTCACTATGCAACCTTCCAGTTCTGGATTGCTAACATATGGCAAGAACATAAGACTTGGTCCTCTGCCCTGCACACTGTCCAGCAGTGTTTGATATTTCAAGTTTGATGTGAATATGTGTTTCTGTTCTGGTCTGAAGTTCTGGAAGTCCGCTCTGTCCTTCTGCAAACTAACTTCCTCAGGCCTCCAAAAGTAACCTATCATTGTTTGATTCAATTTGTCGAACTGTGGATACTTGAACTCGTCGTATCTCTGCACGCCGCCATCCTCACCAAAGAACATAGGTTGTTTAGTGAAGTCAACTTTGGCCCGGTTAAAAACTGTTTTCGTCATAATAATTCTTCGATGTTAGATTGTACAGGCGTCGCACTCACCGTCGTCTGCGGTACTACTTATCTGCTCGACTGGATTTTCAGGTTCGAGAATAACATCCTCTCCGTCGTCCTCCAGTTGTGTGGCAATACCCGCTGGTTGTACATCCTCTTCCTCCCCTTTGAAATCGTATGTGTTCTGATAATAACTTGTCTTCCACCCATATTTGTATGCTGTCAGCATGTCTTGTGCCATGGCCGAAAGAGGCACTTCGTTGTTTTCATGGTGTAATGGGTTGTAACTCCAGTTGCCCGATATGGCCTGATCAAAGTACTTCTGCATCATCGCCACAACATTGATGTAACCTGTGTTGTTGGGCATGTCCCACAACAGTGTATAATCATTTTTAAGTTTAGGGAACCCTGGTGCTATCTGCTTCAGTGGACCTTTCTTGCTTTTCTTGATTGCCATCAATGCTCTCGGTGGCTCAATACCATTTGTCTCGTTTGAAACCACAGAACTACTCTCACTTGGCATCTGTGCTGACAGTGTGCTGTGTCTCAGTCCATACTTGGCAATGTCTTTCCTTAGACTCTCCCATGCCATTCTCTGTTTGTGTGGCACGATCTCATCGATCTCTTTCTTGTAGTGATCTATTGGAAGTAGGCCGTCTGCGTATTTCGTTCTCTCGAATCCTTCACATTTGCCTTTCTCCATTGCTATGTTGCAACTTGCTCTAAGAAGATTGTATTGGAATGCTTCTGTGAGTCTGTCGACTATGTCCCATGCTTTTGGATCTGAATACTTGACACCATTCTTTGCTAGGTAGTGTGCCAGTCCAATATATCCAATTCCTAAACTTCTTCTTTTCTTTGTGCTTACTTCCGCCGCTTTAACTGGATAATCTTGATAGTCTATAATTTGTTCCAGTGCTCTAACACTTAGGTCACATATATTTTCTAGTTCACTTAAATCATTCAGGCCTCCTACATTGACCGCTGAAAGAATACAAAGTGCAATCTCTCCCTGATCATCGTGGATGTCTTGTATGGGTGTAGTGGGTAGAGTGATCTCTTGACACAGATTACTCATTGAAACTTTATCTTTGAATGAACTGTGTGAGTTACAGTGATCCAAGTTCATTATGTAGATACGTCCTGTCTCTGCTCTCTCTTTCAACAAGTCAAAGAACAAGTCTTGTGCTGGTACCGTTTTCTTTGGAATAGTTTTGTCTGCTTCGTATTTCAAGTAAAGGTCATCAAACTCCTCTGTTCCAAACGCATCGTAGAGTCCAGGTGCCTGGTGTGGAGAAATCAAAGTGATGTCTTCCTCGTTCATGAATCTCTCATAGAACAGTTTACTGATCTGTATGGAGTAATCCATACGTCTAACTCTGTTGTCCTCTGTGCCTTTGTTGTTTTTCAATACTAGGATGTCTTCAATCTCTGGGTGCCATATGGGAAAGTGTACAGTTGCGTTTCCGCCACGCACACCATTCTGCGTACAACATCTCACAGTGGATTCGAATTTCTTTAGGAACGGAATGACTCCTGTGTGTTGGACCTCCCCTCCCCTTATTTTAGAGTTGATACCTCTGATACGTCCTGCGTTGATTCCTATGCCTGCTCTCCTGGCAACGTATAAACCAATGGCCATGTCACTTGAGAAGATTGAAGGAAGTGTGTCGTCACTGTCTACTAGAACGCAAGAAGCAAATTGTCTTATTGGAGTTCTCACACCCGCCATCACTGGAGTTGGTATGTTTATTTTGTGTAAAGATATTGCATCGTAATATTTTTTAACATAACTCATTCTGGTCTTTGTTGGATATCCTGCGAAAAGAGTTGCCGCGATCATCATGTACATGTCCTGTGGTGTCTCATACAGTTGTCCTGTGCTTCTGTCCTGCACAAGGTACTTGTCACATATCTGTCTAAGTCCTGCGTATGTGAATTTTAGATCCCTGTCTCTCTTGATCCATGTGTTGAATTTTTTAATCTCTGTTTTGTTGTACTGTTCGAGTATTCCTTTGTCATACACACCCAGTCTAATGTTCCTCAGAATAAGTTTTAATAATGGAATGTATTCGTACTGTCCGTGTGCTTCCTTCCTTACATCATAGGAAAGTAATCTCGCCGCCGCATACTGATAGTTGGGCGACTCTAAACTGATCAAGTCATTTGCTGAACGCACTAAAACATTCTGAATGTCCTTGGTTGTCATGCCATCATAGAACTGTATGTTGGCATTCATCTCTATCTGTGAGCTCGATACTCCTGCCAGTCCTTCGCAGGCCTCTTCTACTACGAAATGTATTTTGTTGATGTCAAGTGGTTCTAGTCTGCCGTCTCTCTTTTGAACTTGGATCGTACTGGAGTTTGTGTTCGGCATTAAATATTTGTAATTCTTGTTTTTGATTTTTGTTTTTATTGTATCCATATTTATCTAAATCTGTGTTTATAACTTTTTTTATAAAAATTTGTCCTGCGTCTACGACTAAAACTGCTAGGTCGTTTTGCGTTTTTATAATGTACTAATATTATGACAAAAAAAGTTTTTTGTCTAGTGAATTAAAAGTTATTTGTGGATAATTGTGGACAACTTAAGGTATTATGCTAGTATTGTTGTCTGGTAATCGAACTTTGATGTGTGAGTCGCGTCGGTAGATGTGTACTGCAACTTGATTGTTTCGTTCCCTGCTGTGGAATCCTTGTTGTCAAGTACAGCAGAAAGTGTAACGCCAACACTGGCACCGGCTTCAACGAAGTCGTCGGAGTAGGATATGTTGACTCCATCAGATGATATCGTCATCTCTCCTGTCCTTGTGTCTGCATTTCTTTCAATTTTGTATTTTACTGACAATCCCTTCTTGTTCAATCCAGGGAATTCGTTAATGGTGGCGGCCGTTGACTGATTGTTGTTTAAAGTAAATTGTTTGATTGCTTTGGTTGTTACACCAATACCTTGCAACTCAGGTGCGGCGTTCATGTGTGAACTACCATCTGCTCTTCTTAGGTCTGTTCTTTCAAAGAAATCTAAAACTGATGAACATTCATCACCGTCAAACTGTATAACAGGAACTTCGTCGATTGATCCAATGCCTTTGTTGCTGTTGGCAACATCCTTGGCATACCAGTTGCCGGTTGAAATAACATTTCTTGGATAAACTGTTCCAGATGCATTCTTAGACCATAATGCTTGTTGATGTATAGTGCTCCAACTTGATCCTGAGAACTGTACATCTCTTGGTCCTACGGTCAATCCGTTTGTTGTTCCGTCTAGTGTGCCACCAATTAATGCACCGTAGTATGATGTACTAAAATCACAGTCATTGAATCTTACATTTGTTACGTCATGACTCAGATCAACTAGTCTAGCAAATTTTGTAAACTGGCATTGATTGAAAATTATATGTGAGCTCTGTAATGCATTTGAAGAAGTCACTGTCACTCCTTTTGAAGTTGCCACGTCTGGACCACCTTGTGCATATGAACCTTCGAACATGCAGTTATTGAAATAAACTTTGTTGACCTTGTCCATTGACACACCTGCATATGCAACAGAATTTTTAAGTGTCATGTTTGATATCTGAATCTGGTTGACTAGTGCAGTTATGCTCGCGCCAACGTTCTTTGCATTGTCCTGTGTGACCATGACGGCATTTGTTGCTCCTGAATTCCTTATTATGGTCTTCTCTGGACCTTCGCCTACCAAGTGTGCATATGGTGGTATCTTTAGTGCGGCAGTGATCTTGTACTTGCCTGCCGGAAAGAAAAGCACTCTCCTAGAGTTTGAATCCACCTTATCGGTTGCTGTGAATAGCTCATCAATTGCTGTTTGAATTGCTGTTGTGTCGTCTGTTGCCGCCGCGATCGTTGCCGCCGTGTCACCGTCACCTTTGGCTCCAAAATCTTTTACAGAAACATACTCGTCCAGTCTCTGTTGTAAAGCCCTTGATACAGAGGAAGTGATCGTAGTCGCATCTCCCAAGTAACCTTTGTAGATGTGTTGTAGTGCTGTGGTGAACGTTGAACTGCCTGAGGTCATGATCTCTGTGTTGCCCACTGCCGGAGCACCATCCGCCACTGTGCCGTTACCTATGTACAATCTCTGATCATCTATAGACCAACCCAGTTCTCCAGCCGCTAGTTGCGGTAGATCCGTTTGTTTACCTCTTCTATGTTGTATGCGGCTTATCTGAACTATGGGCACGATTAATGATTTCCTTTAAATTTTGTTAACATTAGTTGTATTTATACAGTGATCCAAACACGCTTGCCGTCCCGCAAACCCCAGGTTTTGCCTTTACAATATCTTTTTGTAATATTCTTCCAGTTTTGCGTACCACTTGCCCGTCCACTTGTCGTAGTCGTCTATCTCGAACGTCTGGTATTCGTTGTTCTGTGTGCATATGAATATACGTCCGGTCTTGATCTGTGTGTCATACATCTTGTTATGGGCTTCGGAGTATGCGACTAACTGCAAAAAGTAATCTTCGACCCATTCCTTCTTCTTGAGCCTGCGTGATTGTTTGAAATCAAGTATCGCAGGCGCACCATTACACACACCAACAAGGTCTGTTGTACCTGCGTACAGTTCCGGATAGTACAGTGAAACCTCTGATCCCCACACCTCTGTGACATTGTTCAATCCGTTGTCTATGATCACATTGGCCATCTGGTGTGCCTTCTGTTGTATTAGATTTGATCCCGGAGTCCTGTCTTCTCCCTTGACGTGTTTCTCGAGGCTTCGGTGCATGACAGTTCCTATGTTTGCTGACTCTGTTGTGATCTGTTGTGCCTTTTCCGCACCAATCCTCTTGCGCCATGCGTGTAGATGCGTCATGTCCTTGGTGGCAGATAGCACTGTGGTCACACTGGGCACTTGCCTGCCGTCGGGCGTCTCGTAGTGCCTCTTGCGGTCCTTTGTGACCCTCGCGAGCTCCCCGTACGGATATTTCTGATTATATACAATGCCCTTATCCACGAGGACATCCTTTGTTATTTTCATATAGATAATTATACATTATAATGTCATATATCACAACTGATAATCTTACCAACATAATGGCCGAAATGACCGATTACTGCAATGCCGCTTGTCCTATGTGTAACAGGTTTGATTGGGATTTAAATTTAGTAAAGGGATCTACAAACACCCAACACACAACATTAGAATTTGTAAAACAACGGATAGGAGAAGAAATAATATCTAGACTGAAAGGATGGGAATGCCAAGGCACCTACGGAGATGCATCAATGAACCCAGAAACTATTGACATATTTCAATATCTCCGAGAGATAAATCCTAACTTGCGTATTTCAATGTTCACAAATGGTGGAGCAAGGACAACGGAATTTTGGAAGTCCCTCGCCGTACTTGATGTGAAAGTCACGTTTGGTATAGACGGACTAGAAGACACCAACCACTTATATCGTAGAAACGTCAAATGGCAACACTTAATGGACAATGTTCGAACCTTCATTGGCAATGGTGGTAATGCTAGATGGGATATGCTAATTTTCAAACACAATCAGCACCAAGTAGATGATTGTGAAAAATTAAGTAATGAGATGGGATTTGATTTTTTTAAATCTTCTTTCAGTGAACGCTGGGAAGATTTCAATAGTAAGGGAGAGTACAGAAATATCACATCACTTCAAGTGGACGACTATGTAATTGAAAAACCATCAGACCAAGGAAAAGATTTCATGAAAAATGACGTATGGCTTAAAAATAAAAACGTCTTTGTTGAAAAACAATCCGATGAGGCCTTCTTTTCAAGAAAAATTAATTGCCTTTCATGCCAACCACACAAACGTGAAATTTACATACGGGCAAATGGAGATGTCAGTCCTTGTTGTATATTAGGAGACGTGAAGAGGAATGAACCCAAACAGATAATCACAGATTATAAAAAAATAAATTTACATCACACATCACTTAAAACTATACTAGATGGAGAATTCTTCAAAGATCTTGCCAGCGGTATTGCGGGCGGAGAGAAAAGATTACAAGGGTGTTACTACGCCTGTGGGGAGAAATAGATGCCATCAACCAAATGTAAATTAGCCAAACTCGCACTTAACTTCGACATGAGTGGGATGGTACAACCCTGTAACCTAACCACTTGGTATCTTAAGGATCTCAAAGACAAAAGACAATATAATGTCCTCACAGACGATGTCAAAACCATATGGCAAAGTGAACATCGTAAGCAATTATTAAACGACCATGACAACGGCGTCAGGAATCCCACTTGCAACACCTGTTGGCACGCTGAAGACTCTGGAATTGAATCGTTTAGGCAACGTTTCAATCAACAACTCAAGGATGTGGAGGTGCTGGAATCACAACCGAGGATCATGGTGGTCAAACCCGGCAACCTGTGCAACAATGCCTGCAGGAGTTGTAACGCCCACACCAGCAGTATGTGGTACAAGACCGATTATGCGTTGGACAATCAAGGAAAGTCATTCAAGGAATATCTTAAGTTCTTTGACCGACACAAGACAGCATACTCCAACAACGAACTGTTAGAAAAGCGATGGGCAGAATGGGAAGACAACATAATCTTCTGGGACATGTACGGCGGTGAGCCTATGATAATACCTTTATTCTGGAAAACACTAGAACAGGCATTGGCAAGTGCGACAGTTAAAGAAAAAATGTTTAATGTCCATACCAATGGAATGGTTTACAAGGAAGACCTAGTTGAAAATTTAAGCAAGTTCAAGAGTGCTCAAATAGGATTCAGCGTTGATGCCATTGGTAAAAAAAACGATTACATACGTTATGGTAGCAAATGGGAGGACATCATTGGAAATCTAAAAAAATACATGGCAGACTGTGAGAAATATGATAACGTGTCAATCAGTGTAAGGACCACCTACACCCCGTGGAACATCTTCTACTACGATGAAATTTATGATTATTTTCAAAAAAAACTTGGAATATCTGCTTCGGGTGTTTGGTGTGATGATAAGCCATGGAATGACTTAAGGTACATTCCTAGAAAGGTTAAAGATTCAATCATAAAAAAGTTATCTAAATATCAAAACGATGATGAGGTGTGGAATAAAAAATTTAGCGAATTGAAAAAATGGTTGCCTACAGAACCCAGGAATTACGACGAACTGCAGAATTCTTTTTTGGAGTTTAACAAAAAAATAGATCACATAAGGAAGGAAAAGTTCGAGGAAGTTTTCCCAGAATACTCTAAACTTTTTGCATAGACATGGGCATATCAAAACAACCACCAAAACCTTTCCCCATAAAAAATGGACTACCTTGCCAGTTAAAATGGACACACAGCACAGTCTATCTGACAGAAGGAGTATCTGCGAGTTGTCATAGAGTAATGGGAGATCCATTGGAAGTGCGAGACGGAGAACTTAACTTCCACAACATACCTGCCAAACTGGAGGCGAGGAGAAAAATGTTGCGTGGTGAGTGGCCCGGTCGAGGGTGTGAACACTGCAAACACATAGAAGAAGCAGGTGGTAAATCAGACAGGCAAGTGCATTTAAATTTAGAAGGCACAACGGCACCCCCGGAACTAGACACAGACCTAACAGCAGTTGATGTCACTCCGAGACAGTTGGAAGTGTATTGGGGCAACACCTGTCAACAGGCTTGTATATATTGTGGTGCTCATTACAGTTCGACCATACAGCAGGAAGAGAAAAGATTTGGTCGTTTTGAAAAGGAAGGCGTGCGTATTCAGGATTGGTGGAAGAAAAATCCTAAGATAGAGGAACACACAGAACTATTATTCAAATGGTTTGAAAATCATTTACACAAACTACACAAGATACTTGTCATGGGCGGAGAACCGTTCCTACAGAAAGAAACATTTAGATTTATAGAATTTTTAGAAAAAGGATCATATCCAGATCTTACATTAGTATTCTTCAGCAACCACAACATAGAACATGAACGATTCAAGACATGGATGGATAGATTAAACGTCTTACAGAAGTCTGGCAGGCTAGACAAGATACAGATATTTTTCAGTTGTGATGCACTGGGACCTGAGGGCGAGTATGTGCGTACCGGGTTGGATTTAAATGTGGCAATTAAGAACTTCGAATACATTTTACACAACACATCATTCGATCAAGGAATAAACAGTGCGTTGACTGTTACAGCAGTGCCGGGTATGCCTGCCATGGTCAAATACATAAACGAATGTAACAAAATCAAACCTATCTACTGGAGCATGATGAAAGCCAATCAACATGAAATAGGTCCTAGGGAATACATGTACCCGGGAATATTTGGCAAGAAGATAAACGATTGGGGACTGCGTGAAGCAGTTGAATCTTTTGATACAACCTCCCATGGAAACCCTGATTCTGTCAAAGAGTCTTATAAAACTTATATGCAAGGAATCATGACAGAGTTTGATAAGAGAGAACCAAGTGTACTTAGACAAAAACAATTGAAAATATATCTAAACGAATTGGATCGTAGACGTGACACCGATTGGAAATCAGTATATCCTCAAATTTGGGAACAAGTAAAAAATCTTTAATTATTTTCTTCTGTTCATGGCAGACTTGGCCATCTTCTTGACAACATCTGTACTACCTTGATCATCGTAGTCCATGGCAGGATCTTTCTCTGCCTCGGCATCTGTTTTGACAACAATCTTCTCGTTGTCGAAGTCTGCTACCACGTTCTTTAGATCACCGTCCGCATCATAGATCCTCTTGAACACATCGTAGTTGAATGCTGGATAACCTGTGTTGCTCATTATCTGTTTGACTGCGTCCATGCTGATGTCTGTTGGTTGGTCCCTCTCGTCGGCGTCGCCCTTCATGTTCAACAGGATGTTGATCAGTGCTGACTCTAGGTCTGTGTCGCTTTTGTTGAATTCGAAAAATCTCACAGGATTACTTCCCTGCTAGTTTGCTGTACAGTCTGTTTGAAGTTTCAAAAACTTCTTTGGATTCTCTTTGCTCTCTGCCTTCAGGTTCTGTTCCACCCGCTTCAGCGTCAGAGGCGCCAAACTCATCTGTCTCTAGGTCATCGCTACCTAAGTCATCTAAGTTTGCGTCTGTGTTGTCCATGTCCATCGTGTCATCGGCGCCCATGGGGTCTGAAACCTCTTCTTCTCCGGTCAATATTCTTACACCGTTGTCTAGCTCTTGTCTAGTTGTCGTCAAAGTGGCTTCCGCCTGTTCAATCGCTGGTTGGATTTTTTGTAGGAATGCGTCTGATTTATCAGCACCCATCTCGTCTCTGATTCTGTCTGCAAGTTCTAACATGCCTTCTGTCTTCATTGATGCTAGATCTTCTAGGAACGATGTTACTTTGTCCATCATGTCCTTGGCCGCTAAAATTAATTCTGATTGTTCTTCAACACCTTCTTTCATACCTAGTTTGTCCATTGCTCTATTGGCAACTGCTGTACCGGCCGCGGCACCTGCCGACTTCGCCGCTACTCTTCCTAGTGCCATTAATGGTGCTACTTCGTTTGTCTTACTTGCCATTAGTTTGGAAGCCGCTTCTCTTTCGTCTGGACTCAATGCCTGTCCTTTTTTAAGTTTGTCTTTGATTGGTGCTGTTGCTTTATCAAGCACAGGATTGTTGCCGTACTCAGCAAGTTTTTTTTCTGTGATCGCTTGGTTTATGATGTCCAACATCATTTGATTCTTTTGATATGAATCATCTTTTAATTCTTGTCCGAAGTGTGTGTTTTGTGTGATCTCGTGGATTTTCGTTCTCACGTGATTCGCTGTGTCTTCTAACTCTTCTTTAGTGAACTTTGAAAGATCCATTGTTTGGTTGAATCTTGATTCGAATTCTGATAATAAACTCTCAGTTGTAACTGGTTTTGTAAGGTCTAAGCTCTGCATACTGTTATTTATATTCTATGCTCCGAACGTGTCACTAAAGATCTGTTGTATCCGGCCTTTGCATTCGTCCGCTAGGTGGTTTGCGGCATCAAGTCTGTCCCAATAAACGTCCTCCATCTGATCATCCTTGCCCTTCTGTGCTTCTTTGATCATGCGTTTGGCATTCTGTATGTCAAACAGTTGTGAGGCAAATTTAGTGTCTAGATCTAAGAGGGTGGAGGGCACGTTCTTGCCATCCGCCAAGTGGTGTGCCACCAGTATCGCAGTCTGTTTAAGATTTATGTCGTCGTGTATCACCACTGCTTCCAGCATGTCCGCTATCACATACACGTACCTAGTGCCGGACCACTTCTTTGGTACGATTGCTATGTTGCCTATCAGGATGCCTTTGGAGAACTGTTTGGGTAAGTGTCGGAATGGCCTGCGTGCCTGTTCCTTGTGCACCAGGTCCGCAAATTTATCCTTGAGACCATAGGCCTCTATCTGCTTTACCAGTTCTGATTTATTTTTTCTTTTCACTCCGAATCATCCTTATCTTTCTATTTAAAGCATATTGGATGTCGGTGTCAAGTTTCTTCCTTACGAAGATGGCCTTGTCTGCCAACTTCTTGACTCTGTCTTGATCCTCCACTGACAGTGAATTGCCACGGAATGATTCCTTCCAGTGTGACTGGATGAATAACATGTCATCGTCGGTCACATAAACTTTGACTCTAGGTGCTATCTGTATGAACATTTATTGGTAATATATTAACTGGGCATCTTCATCAAGATAACCACCACTGTTGACAACAGTCCTGCCACTACTGTGCCGGCTGTTGCTATGATAGTTTTTGATGAGCTCTTTTGTCCAGCGATCATGTCTTCATTCATTTTGCCTAGTCGTAATTCGATCGCCGAAAGCCTGTCGTGTAGGCCTTTGTATCTCTCAGAGCACAGGTCAACGTGTGCTTCTAAATTCTGTTTTTCTAAATCTGTTGTACTCATTAATGTTATATATTCTTTTAGTTCCTGTTTGATCTCTCTGATCTCTTGACTTATAGCCTGAAACTGTGCCTGAAACATTGCCTAAATGAGCCTTTAAAAGTTTTTATTTTGTGCCTAAACTGTACTGTTATTTATCTGTGGGTCCAGCGTACGAAAAGTACGTGTTTATAGTCTGCGAATTCAGTGTGTCAAACGTGCTGTTTGGAAACGTCACTGTCTCCTTGCAGAAACTCAACACAGGAACCTGATGGAAATCCTGCCCCAATAACGATGTTGGCTCCCTCACATCACCGTACACCCCAGACTGCTCAACAAAGAACTGGAAGTTCCATGTGTTCTGTTTGCCCTCATAGAAATCTCCAAAACAATGATTTGCCAGGTTTGGCATTTCCATCTTCGTGGGAGGGGTCTCCCAGGTTATGTTACCCCTCAACTGGAGCAGTTGTACTACCGTGTCGAAGTTTGAATTCTGATTGCGTGCCATGGCCAGACTGTCTCTGTCATGTATCAGATCCCCTGACAGTGTCTTGAATGGAAACTGCTTTTTGAGATTACCGTTGTTGGTAATGTCTACCAGTGTGTGGATGTGATACTCGTGCATGGGAATATTTAAGTCGTAAAAAAAGGGTGAGCAAATTAATGCCCACCCTTTTAAATGTAGTTAAAACTAACTTACCTTATTACGGATGTGCAATAAAGTCTGCTAGGATTGACATAGTTACACCAGTTGAACCTGTACCAAAGTCTGATGCCGCCGTAGCCGCGCCAGTTCCTTGGATTGCAACTTGAACGTTGTCAGTAGTTCCACTTGTGAAAATACCTGACTCTGTAAGTGGAGCCACCGCCGCGATTGTGTGTGCGTCGTTAGTTCCAGCAACATCACCCGCCATTAAGTATTCTAATGCCGCGTTTAGTTCAGTTTCTGTCATGTTTGATTTCGCTAGGTTTAAAACTCTTGTTCTAATACCTAGACCATTTGAAGTTCCGGCTAATCCACCGTTACCTTGTGCTATTCCTGCCTGTGCCATTTTTAATCCTCCTTTTTATCTGATTTAAATGACTTTGATTCCGCTCAGGAATCAAGTTGCAAGTATTTATAAATTAAATTGGTAAATTATGCTGTAATATTACTATTTTGACTGCAAAATGTAATCTGTGTGTATATTATTGCTTCTATGCTTGAATATCTCCGTGTATCCATGCTGTTTAAGGTAAGCCACGCCCTCGTGATTTATGCGTCCGGTGTTCATGATCAGTTCTTCTATGATTATGATTGGCTTGTATTCTTTAATAGTATTAATGGCACCCTCTAGTACTTCAAGTTCCATTCCATCGACATCAATCTTAATCAACCCAACATTTTTTAGATTAAAACTATCTAATGGCATTATTGTATCAAACGTAGAGTCGTTTTTCATTCTCTGCCGATATGGGATATCAAAGACAGGGTTCCGGAAGTTGTTACGACCACTGCCTATTTCTTGTGCGTACTCCCTGCCCAATGCAACTTTATAATGAGTGACTTTTTGAACATCAACATTCCTTGCAAAAAAAGAGGATTCTCGATAATCAAAACAGTACACATGATCGAAGGTCCAGGTCAAGTATCTTGAAAACTCTCCGTCCCTGGAGCCTACGTCTACTGCATTAATATTTGAAGAGATAGATTCTATTGCTTTGTTATAGAGTATGAAATTAGAGTTATGCTCTGTGTGATCCAACCATTTGAATTCTTTACTCTGCCTTTCGAATACAAAGAACTCATGCTTCCTATGGTTTTGAAATTCTGCTACCTCTGAGGCAACAAACTGTGTTTGGCTTACTGTGTCAGGCAGTCCGGAACTATCTCCCGGCATCACAGTCTTTGCAGATACAGTCAGGGCAGTCTCGGCATTCTGCACACGATTGTTTGCAGTGCTGTTCACAGCCACATTTTTCACATATGTATTTGATCATTATAACAACTCCTTAAATTTTCTTTGTATATCCGTGTTGGGCAACTTTGATTGTAACATTTGGTTGAGTTTCTTGTTCGTATCATTCCGTTGTTTTGAATTCAGTTTTACATAGTTGGCAACGGCTCTCCTCACGTTACGATAGTTGGAATCATTCACATTCAATGCCCTCTCCAGTTGCGTGAGATTCCTGTAATGGTCTCCCCAAGTTCTCATGTATCTCCTTAGGGCCATCACTGGGACAGGCTGTCTCTGCCTCATGGCCTGTGCTTGATTCTTGTTCTTCAGTTTCTTCGTGATGTCTGGATCTCCTGACACTATGGCCAGCATGTTGGCCAGGTCGTTGTTGATCATCCTCACTTGGTCGAACGTGCCTTTCGCCATGGTCTGGTCTGCGTATTTTTTGGTAAAGTCCTTTGTGTCTTTGAGTTGGCTCATCAAGGCCAGTGCTAGGAAACTGAGATATATCCTCTCCGTGACCTCCGGAAATGAATATCTGCTCAAATCACTATGCCTTCTTATAACCTTGCCCTCAGATACATACTTTAAAAATGGTGTTAACATATAGGTATTTATAGAGCACATGCAACGAAATTTTATTCTAACAGACGTGATGAAGACCGGCTACCACGTTGAGCTGGAACAGTTTATTAATATGAACACCCTGACGGAACAACAGTTTGATATGACCGGGGAGTATTACAGTCTACACAACTATGATCTCGACTCTTATGATCGGAGGTTTGCGATAATTGATGTAAGGTATGCAAACGAAAGATTGAAAGACAACACCGAGTTCCATGCAGAATTGAAAAAACGTTGCGAACTACTGCACAGCCAGGGATTTGTTTTCATAAAATCGAACCCATGGGAATCACTGGAGAACATAGAAAACACACCACAGCATCCGGAGATAGAAATAGAACACATCAAGTGGACAGGAGGGGTCAGTTGGTTTTGGTGTTACATGTACAACAAACACAAGGATAAAACTTTCAACTTTGACCACTCTGATAAAAAATACGATTTCTTGTATCTCAACAAGATGCCCAGGGCACACAGAATAAAACTCTACAATAAATTGTTAGACAAAGGCATATTAGAAAACAGTTTGCACACCAAATGGCCAGACAGGAAACTGCCCACGGAATATGAGTTGCCATGGGCACAGGACTATCCACAGTACGGCATGGACCAAGACATATTTGAGAAGCCATACAACGACACTGCCTGTAGCATTGTTTCAGAGACCAACGACAACGATAACGATGTGTTCATGACCGAGAAGATATGGAAACCCATCATAGCACAACAGATATTTGTCGTGCATGGCAACTATCTATACCTACAGAAGTTGAGGGAAATGGGATTCAAGACATACAACAACTACTTTGAAGAAGCCTATGACTTGGATAGAGATCCTGCTGTGCGGATTAATACTATTGTTGATGTGTGTGATAGGTTGCGTGATGCTCCGTGGCAAGACATATACCTACAGAGTCAAGCACTAAGACAATACAATTTTGATAACTTTTTTAACAGAGAAAAATTAGGTGAGCAGGTTAATAAAACTTTGAATCTATTTCTTGAATTTGCTGACAGCAGTCAAGTTCCTTCTTGAGAATCCTAATCTATCTACCAACTTAACAGCACCACCCGACTTGTCAACAGCAACGAATCCTTCTGGTTCTGTCACTTCTAGTCCGCCATCAGTCTGTTGGAAAGATCCTATGGCCATTGCTTGGTTCATTTTCCTCAGCACGAATGCCTTCATGGTCTGTACCGCCCTGTAGAATGTGAGCATGGCCTGTAATGGTTTCTTGGCCCTGTTGAGGAACACAGGCATCTGTTTCATTTTGTCCTGTCTCAATTGAAGTGCTCGCTGTGCCTTAAGTCCTGACATCTGCTGTTGCATCCTGTCGTTGTAGAATTTCTTGAATCCTTGCAGGAACCGGTTGGCGTCGTTTGGTAGTTCACCCTCTCTTACCCGGGCGTTGATGTACATCTGGAACATTGGAATGAAGTCCTGGTTCTGTCCCAGCACACTTGCGAGGTTCCTTGGCACGTTGTTCAAAAGTGCTTCCAGTTTCTCTATGCCATTGTAGAATTGTTTGGTCTCATCATCTGTGAACTTGGCACTGCCCGACACATCTTTGTATGTTGCATTGTCAAAGAACACGTCGTTGCTTTTGGCAAACGAACTCACATCTGCTCCACCGGATGCTGTCATGTCTGCGAGTGTTTCTCCGTTGTATGTTGTGTGGAATATGATTCCCACCTTTGCCCTGTCTATCTGTTTTGCTAGGTCACCTTCCTCAGGCACTGCATATGTTATTGTGTTGGGAGTGAATGTTAAGTGAGGCTTGCCATTAATGTTCTTTCTTGTGATATCCTCGTCTGTGTAAAGTAAGTCTCCTTGCACGACACCCTGTATGTTCAGTTTTTTCAAATGCACTAGACACTTCAACAACTTCTGTCCGAGTTCGTCCGTGCCGTGATTAGTTGCTATATCTTTTTTAGTGTAATTGATCTTGGCCGACTGTGCGAACACTGACTTGGTTCCAACAAAGAACTTGCCGTTGTCTGGGTTCGTGCCACACACCACAGCAGGTGCACCGTCCCATTTGACCGACACACTCATGGCTTCTGAACTTGATCCTTTGAGTGTTAGCAGTAGTCCTCTGAAGTATTCCACAACTGCCTTGCCTCCCTCGTAGCCGTCAGTTATGACTATGTCCTCGATGTGTTCAAGGTGTGTCCGTTTAAACTCTGTTAGGACATCTTCTATCAACATGATTAGTCCTCTTTGTATTCGCCGTCTTTGATTTTAAGTACGTTGTCTTTTACGTCTCTGTTCTCTCTGATACGTGCAACACCTTTGCTGAACTTGGATGCGTCCATGTTCTTCAGTGCTGAATTGAATTTTTTCTCTAGTTTGAATGCCGTGTCCTGATCGAAGTTCTCTCTTATGTAGGTCATTAGCCTTATTGCTGATTCCAATATGTGAGATGCCCTGCTCTCCACGACCTCTTCCTTGTCCCTTTTCAGAGGCATTGAGCTCAATTCTTCTAATAAACTTCTAGTATGTTTTTGCATTACTGGTATTTACTCATTATTGTAGCACAATTAAAGCAAAAGTCTACTGATTTATGTTCAGTATGGCTTATTTTAGTTTTCTATATATGAAATACTTACGTTGATTGGTGTCGTCACGTATATCTAGCACTTTTAAATTGAAGATCTCTGACAGTTCTATTATGAATGGAACATTCCAAGCATAGAACTCTATCCAATCTGCCTCTGGCTTGTCGTGTTGCACACCCGGGTTGACCCTGAAGAACATGGTACCACCTTCTGCCAGCAAATCCACACATCTACCGACCTCTGCTATGACCTTGTCCCTGCTACCAAAGTTAACAGAACCCAGACAAAGTATCACATCAAATTTCTGATCTGTTTTATATTCTAGTGTGCCTACTTCTATGTCTGCTAGGTCGTTGTAGGGATCGATACCGATGAGGTTATCTATCTTGCCACGGAATTCGTTGTATCCGCACCCAACATCTAAAACTGCTCTCGGCTTAAGATTGTTTACTTCCTCGATCAGTGCAAGTCCAGAATATTTCCACTTCTTCATGTCATTTTGCCAATACTTTGAGAAGTATTTGTGTAGGCAGGCATCATCTATGTTTTCTGCGTATTGTTCTAGTGTGTCGCACCTTTTCACATCCACACCAAACGTTTCTTTGATGTAAGGTTGTGTTATTTTTGTGAGATCATTCTGTGTGTCCGCTAGAAGTCTAGCAAATATTTTTTTGTTCATGTACTGATATTATATATTAGAAGTATAACGGATCAAACCTTTTTCTTGATCGGCTTTGATAGTATTTCTCTAGTCTTTTCTGTCATCACACCTGTTATAACCAACATTGGACGAGGCTTGTTACTGGCGTTTGCTGTTGCGTGTGGAGTGTTCTGCCAGTCGAATGTGTGTATGTCTCCTGTTCTCCATCTGTCAAACTGCTCATTACCATACATAAGAAATTGTCCTGGTTCCCAATCCTGCAACATGACCATTATCCTAATAACTTTGTTAGGGTCTGCATCTAGATCATAAAGTTTATCTATGTGCATGTTAAGTACCTCGCCTGTGAACTGTATGTGTAGTTTAGATTTTGTAGATGTCATAGCAAAGAAGTCAGTCATCCTTTGCAGGGTTGGACATTTTGTGAAGTCTGCCAGACCTCTGTAAATGGTCATCTTGGGATCAGCACCTGCTGTCCTTAGATCATTCTCTTCTGCTTCGACATTCACATTTACATTTTCTCTGCCCGTGCCTTCCCTACGGTTGCCCCAGTTCAATGGCTTTGCTTCATCGATCACAGATTGTAATTCTGTCTGCCAACCACCTGTAAACTTGCCCAGGTGTTGCACACAGTCAGTGTCCTGGTGCCATTTGTTAAAGTGATAATTGCTTCTTGTTTTTGATTCTTCCCAATTACTTGTAGACATACACCTGTATTCCTTTCTGTGCGTAATTATGTAGTCGTCCTTTGTTAGGGAAACTTATTTCCAATAGCCTGCAAAGGTCCACATTGTCCTTGGGTTTGTGAATTCTTTCTTTATTGTCCTTTATGAACTGCATAGTATCTTTGTTCTCCGCTTGTATATGATTCCACATACTGTTCAAGTTTTCGAAGTGTTGGTAGTTGGGGTAGGTGATGTTGAACTCTCCACACAGTTTCCACCATTCCAAGCACTCGTGATCGTTCCTGTAAACCATGACTATGGGATATCCAAAAGGTCTCAGGTGTTCCAGTTGGTGTGCGAAAGTATGAGATTTGACAATACGTTTTCCTGTGCCAGAGAAAGGGCCGTTCCAATCATCAGCATCAAACTCCATACCTGGATCCCAATATGCACCGATGTGCATTAGATGTTTACGTCCAGGGGTATCGGCATCGTGGTAGTAGGTCCTTGCCTCAGAGTAGTCTGTGTGATCTATGTCATCACTCCAGTAGATGTTCTTGACAACACTACTCCACTTTGATCCCGGTGCGCCTGTGAATAGTATGTACATTATTTGGTCAGCTCTTCCTTGTACACGGCATTGTAGCCCAACTGATTCTTTCCAAAATCAGACAGTGTTTTCAATGCACCCGGTGTGATGAATGACTTCAGTGTCCTCACCGCGGCATCACCCTCTGCACCTGTTCTCCATTCGTACTTGCCCACTTTCTTCTCGATAGCGGCCACTGACTCTGGATCCTTGATCATCTTGTCCAAAGCGTCAACAAGTTTTTGTTTGTTTGGATTGCCTGCGTTCACCCAGAATGCTTTCTGTAGTGCATCTCTCCAACTCTTGACAAGTTTGTATGCATCATAGAAGTCACCACTTGGTGCAACTCCGTACGTGGATTCATACAGTGCCTCAAATGTTGGCTCTGTGAAGTTTGGATCTGCATCATGCTCACCAGTTTTTACATTCAATAGTCCATGATGGAACCATGTGTAAGCATCACCTTTTTCTATTACAGGCAACACGTGTTTTTTATATGCGGCAGGGTTTTCCCTTGTAGTATTTAGATCACCTCTAATGAATGCAAGTCTTCTCTCAGATCCTTTCATTCCTTTTACCCATACTATCTTGTCCTCAAATGTCTTAACTGGATCACCGTTTGGTCCTGTAAGCAACAT